TCGTCGCTACTTCCGTTACCAATCGGGAAAGGGCATCCAGTTTTCTACAGGTTCCTCGTTGAAGCCTTACTTGTTCAACCCATCGTTGAGTGCAAGCGGAACATCTATCGGCGCAACCATTACAGTCACCACGCAGTTTCCTCATAACCTAACTGCAAACACCGTTGTGACGGTTGCAGGCGTGGATCAAACGGGTTACAACGGCACATACACAATTCTTTCTACGGGCTTGACTGCAACTGCATTTACTTACACTGCAACAACCGCCCCTTCCTCCACAACAGCAACTGGATTGAACATCAAGGTCAGCCCTTATAGCTGGTACGGGTCTAGCAACCGAATTGGTTTCTTTGACCAGCAGAACGGCATTTTCTTTGAATTTGATGGTCAAATTTTGTATGCGGTGTTGCGTAGTTCTGTGACTCAAATTAACGGTCGTTCCGCCGTTACACAAGGCTCAGGAACGATTACGGGCACCAATACGCAATTTAGCACTCAATTGAAGCCAAATGATTACATTGTGATTCGTGGTCAGTCGTACAAGGTGATCACAATCACCAGCGATACCTCCATGCAAGTCTCACCAGAGTACCGTGGCAGCACAATAAGCCAAGGTGGCGTGATCATTTCCAAGACCATTGAAACTCGCGTTCCTCAGTCTCAATGGTTTGATCCTTGCGACGGCACTGGCCCTTCAGGGTACAACATTGACCTCACCCGTATGCAGATGTGGTACATCGACTACTCTTGGTACGGTGCTGGTGTGATTCGTTGGGGCTTCCGATCTACTGGTGGTGCCATCATTTACGTGTATGCGCAACAGAACAACAACATCAAGTACGAAGCCTACATGCGGTCTGGAAATATGGCTGCGCACTACGAGTCAAACAACCAGTCTTTGGCAACTTACATCACAGCATCTGTAGGTACTGGTGATACCACATTGAACGTGGCAAGTACCGCAACTTTTGCACCCGCTGGTACTTTGAAAGTTCAGGCAAGCGGCACGTCTGGTGCAATTGAGTACATGACCTACACAGGCAAAACGGACACCACGTTTACCGGGCTGACCCGTGCAACTACTGGTGGCGCGGCTACCGCGCAGTCATTTACTTACTCCGCTACTGCCCCGGTCGCAGTTGAGTATGCATCACCTGACACTGCTGCGGCTCTATCGCATTGGGGCTCTTCGGTCATCATGGATGGTCAATTCAACGATGACAAGTCGCTGATTTTTAACTACGGAACTACGGCACAGCTTTCTGTTCCTGCGGGAGCAACCGTCCCTATTATTGCAATTCGTATCGCACCGTCTGTGGACAACGGCCAAATTGGCTTACTTGGTGTCAAAGAAATTGTCAATCGTATGCAACTGCAGTTGGTTGAACTTGGCATTGTCTCTGCTGGCACATTCCTAATCAACTTGGTTTTGAATGGGTACTGCACTAGCTTTAGCGGGGCATGGAGTTCACCCAATGTCGCCAATGGATATACCTCTTCGTTAGCGCAAGTAGCAGTCAATACAACTACTACAGCGTCAATTAGTGGCGGTGAATCAGTTGCTGCGGCGTTTACCAATTCAAGCGGGCAAACCACACTAGATTTAAGTGGAGTTCGGGACTTGGGTAACTCTATCCTTGGGGGTGGTACTACCTCTTCGGTTCCAACTGGACAGTCGGGGCAGTACCCAGATGGGCCTGATATTTTGTATGTAGCTGCTACTAATACGGCAGGATCAGCTACAAATATTCTGGCTCGTTTGAGCTGGAAAGAAGCGCAGGCCTAATATGCCCTCTAAATCCCCTGCCCAACACCGCTTGATGGAGGCCGCCGCCCATACCAAGGGCGGGTACGGCGGCGTGCCCCAAAAGGTCGGCAAAGAGTTTGTGTCTGCCGATAAGCGCAAGACCAAGAAAATGGCCGATGGTGGCATGGCCAGCTTAGGTGGCATGACATCCAGCACGCCCAGCTCCTCTGCGGGGCAATCATCCAATATTAATCCGCCCCCGGCCATGGCCCAGGGCGGCAGGCGGGATGACCTGCCATCCGCGCCGCAGGTGCCCATGAACCCTGACGGTTCTGGACCCATGAACGCGTCGGGGTTCAAGAAGGGTGGCCACATCACCACCCGGCGTTTGTCGTCGGTGACACGGTCCAAGAAGTCCCCTAACTGGTAAGAGGTTGTTATGAAAGCGGGTCTCTATGCCAACATCCACGCAAAGCAAGAGCGCATCGCTCATGGCTCTGGTGAGAAGATGCGTAAGGTTGGTAGCAAAGGTGCGCCGACGGCTCAGGCTTTCAAAAAATCAGCGAAGACGGCCAAAATGAAAAATGGCGGTCCAAGCCTGGCCGTTGGCCGTGGCGAGAAGTTGTCGGTTGACAAGGGTGCTGGCCTGACCGAAAAGGGGCGCGCCAAGTACAATCGGGAGACGGGATCGCACCTGAAGGCTCCACAGCCGAAGGGCGGTGCCCGCAAGGACTCGTTTTGTGCCCGCATGAGCGGCGTAGTAGAACATTCAAAGGGGGACGCCCCACGCGCTAAGGCATCGCTGAAGCGGTGGGATTGCCCAGGCTGGTAAGGAAACACCATGGCATACAGCGGCACCGTCGGTCAAACAGTCATCTCAGTACAGACCCTGATTGACCATGGCGCACGCCGGTGCGGCAAGTTGGCCGAGGAGCTGTCGGTCGAGCAGGTGCAGTCCGCCAAAGAATCGCTGTTTTTCTTTCTGTCTAACCTGGCCAACCTTGGCATTAACTACTGGGCGATCAACAAGACCGTCATCGGCCTCAACGCGAACCAGTACATCTACAGCCTGCCTGTAGGCACCGTAGACGCCCAGAACGTGCTCTACCGCACGATGGACAGGCCGGTGGGTAGCTACACCTCATCCGCAGGCGGGACGGCCGCATTTGTGGCCGATGGCGATACCACGACGTACTGCCAGCAGACTTCCCCCAACGGCAACATCTCGGTGACCTATGGCACCAACAACGGGCAGTACATTGGCTCGATCGGTTTCCTGCCCTACATCGCCGGCGGCGGCAGTGGGACCTGGAGCTACGTGCTGGAGTACTCTACCGACGGATCCACGTGGAATAACCTGGCCACCGGCACCAGTGTTGCGGTGGCAGATATGCAGTGGGTGTGGACTGACATCGACCCGGGGCAGAACGTGCAGTATTACCGCATGCGGGCTACCGGCGGCACCACGCTGGCCCTGCGCGAGCTGTACTTTGGGAACAACTCCCGTGAGCTGCAGATGGCGCGCCTGAACCGCGACGACTACACCAACCTGCCCAACAAGAACTTCACGGCCAACCAGCCCTTCCAGTTCTGGTTTGACCGCACGATCCCCCAGCCCACGATGTACCTGTGGCCGGTGCCTTCCAACACTTTCGTCCAGATGACGGTGTGGTACTCCCGCCAGATCATGGACGTGGGTGCGCTTAATGGCCAGCTCGAGATCCCCCAGCGCTGGTACGAGGCGGTCCTGATGAACCTAGCTCACCGGATGAGCTTGGAGCTGCCGGCCGTACCTTTGGAGCGCATTGGCTACCTTGAAAAGATGGCCGCGCAATACCTCAACGACGCCGAGAGCGAAGAGCGCGACAAGTCGCCGATCTATCTGGCCCCTAACATTTCCGTCTATTCGAGGTAAAAATGCCGCGCTTCCTCGACACCGAAGGCAATGCCTCTCTGGCCATCGGCGTCTGTGACCGGTGCAAGATGAAGCGTGCGTTTTCGACTCTGGGCTCGGATCCAAACTTTCCAGGCCTGCGCGTGTGCGACCAAGGGTGCGCGGACCAGCTTGACCCATACCGGCTTGCCGCGCGTCAAACAGAACGGATAAACTTGCGGTTTCCGAGACCCGACGTCGACATCGCCGTGGTGGATAATCAGATCATTACGGGGGGCAACAATAATTTTGTGCTGTCGCCTGAACAGAACACCCAAACGCCTGGAAACAACGGGAACCTTGACTCTATCAGCTTATCACCGGGGCAATAATGGCAAACGTAACGATCACCCAACTGCCCAACGCCGGGACCCTTGCTGGCACAGAGTCCGTGCCGATTGTCCAAAACGGCGTTACGGTCCAAACTACGACCGGGGCTATTGCCAACGCGTATTCGCAGACGCAAACCTTTATAACCGTCAATCAAGAGCCAAGCCTTGCCAATAGCCAAGCATTAGCAGCGGGCAATGGAATAAATGTCACAGCCAGTGCCCCGCAAGGAAACATAACGGTAGCGCTTAAAACTTCTGGTGTAACGGCTGGTAGTTACACCGCGGCTAACATTACGGTGGACAGTTATGGTCGTCTGACATCCGCATCCAACGGTGGAAATGCAGGAACTGTGACATCGGTTGGCGCAACAGTTCCATCATTTTTGTCTGTTGCTGGTAGCCCCATCACGACTAGCGGAACTTTAGCCATCAGCTATTCGGGAACTGCTCTTCCAATTGCCAACGGCGGCACAGGATCAACTTCAACGACGTTTGTCAACCTTACTTCCAATGTGACGGGTACTTTGCCAATTGCCAACGGCGGCACAGGATCAACTTCAACGACGTTTGTCAACCTCACTTCCAATGTGACGGGTACTTTGCCAATTGCCAACGGCGGTACAGGATCAACTTCAACGACGTTTGTCAACCTCACAACAAACGTCACAGGAACTTTACCAGTAGCAAATGGTGGCACCGGCGTCACGTCTTTGACTGCGGGGTACATCCCCTACGGCAATGGCACGGGCGCCTTTGCGTCTTCTTCTGGGTTTACTTACAACGCCAGCACAACCACGCTGATAGCGCCGGTATTGAGTGTCAATTCAACCACCAGCACGACGCCTAACCTGACGTTTAATGCCAGCAATTCGGGCTTTACTTCTGGCGCAGCGGTGTCTGGCAGCTACTTGCAAACCGTTATCCAAAACAGCAGTGGCACCGCAAGCGCGTCAACAAATTATGTCTTGAGCAACGACTTGGGAACCGACTCTACCTACTACGGTGAGTTTGGTATGAACTCATCGGTGTACTCAGGTGCAAGCGTCCCTGCTGACTTTTTTAGTCTTAACAACGGCTTGTACTTTTCCGGCCACGATGGTGACATTAGTGTAGGCTCTGGCAACGGCAAGAAACTGTACTTAACTTGGGGCACTACAGGGCAATCGGCTCACGTCATCAATGCATCTGGTGCCCTTGGCCTAAACACCAACTTGGCGGCGGGCACCGGATCTGGCACAACAGGATTTGGCACTGCTGGTCAGCCCATTCTGTCTGGAGGTTCTGCCGCAACTCCTACTTGGGGAACGCTGACTGTTGGTGGAGGCGGCACAGGTGCGACCACATTGACTGGTCTTGTGGTAGGCAATGGCACCAGCGCTATGACTACTGTCACCGCACCAAGCGGTACTGTAGTAGGAACAAACGACACGCAGACGCTGACCAACAAGTGGATTCAGCCTCGTGTTCTAGCAAGCACTGCAAACACCGCAACGCCTACAATAAACACAGACAGCTACGACATTGTTGTAATCACAGCGCAATCTGTCGCCATCACTTCATTCACAACAAACCTAACTGGGACACCCGTCAACGGTCAAAAGCTGTGGATTTCTGTTACTGGAACTACAGCAATTGCAATCACATGGGGCGCTTCTTTTGAATCGTCAACAATAACTTTACCTTCAACAACTGTGACAACGGCTCGGTTGGATGTAGGTTTTGTGTGGAACGTAGCCACAAGCAAGTGGCGCTGCGTAGCGGTGGCTTGATATGGCAAACAAATATTGGGTTGGGTCTGTAAGCGGAACTACACCGGCTTCTGGAAATTGGAGTTCATCAACCGGATGGAGAACGACTTCTGGCGGTCTTGTTGTTACTACCCCACCCGGAAGCGCTGACATTGCTATTTTTGATAACAACTCGTTTTTGGGTGCAGCAATCACCGTAACAGTTGATAGCGCAATTACCATCAACGGAATTAATGCTTCTGGCATTACCACTGGGGCAAATGGCATTACTCTTGCCAGTTCTGGCTCAGGTGCAATACAGTTAAATACAGGCTCTGTTTTAACTTTACCTGCAAGTAGATTTACATGGACTTGTACCGGGGGACTAAGCCTAGGTACTTCAGCAACATCTACTTGGACTACAAATGGGGTTGCAATATCTTCCCCAATTACATTGTCATCTACCAATGCTGCGCTAACCATTAGTGGCGATGTTAATTGCACAAGCGCATTAAACTTTAATGGCGGAACAATTAATTTTGCTTCTTACCAAATATTTTGCAGTTCATTAGTTGTTAACAGTAGTGTTGCAACAACTTTTAACATTACAACGGCTGGCGCTGGTATCACGGTTACTGGTAATTCTGGAACAATTGTAAACTGGGCTACAAACTCAAGTAGAATTTTTTATTCAGCAATTAAGTTTACTCTTACGTTAACTGCATCTGGAACTGCTACTGGAAGAAGCATTGCTTTTACAGGAACAGGTTACCAAGTATCTACTTCAATTATTCCCGCACTTAAATTTACTAATGGAAGCGACACAATAACAATTATTGTTGCCGGTGTTGGAACACTATTTAATTGTGCCGGAATAGATACAACAGGTTGTACAAGTTCTTTAACATTTAATTTTTTACCAAATACATTTTATGTTTATGGCGACGTAATATTAACACCAAGTTTTTTTTACAATGGTTTTGGATTTGTTGGGGCTAGTACAACATCAAAAAAACTTACTTTAAATATTTCTACCGCTTCCACCTCGCCTACTTTTGTATTTACTCAAGACGCTGTTTATGTTCAACAAGGAATCATTGATAACAACATAGACATGATAGGAAGTTTTACTGGTTTTACAACTGGTTCATTTACATTTAATAACACAGGAAGAATTTCCGGCAAATACACACCAAACAATAGAACGTACTTTGTTGGTGACATAGTTTTTAACCAAGAAAACATTGAACTGTATAACGCCTATGACTTTACTTCTTGCACCTCTGTATCTGTAACGCAGACATCTGCTTTTAGTACCACATTTACTTTAAGTTCATCTTCTTATTCAGTTCCAACTACTTTTACTCAAGCAAGTGGCGTAGGTAACCAAATATTTTTTAAAAACTTTACTCAAACAGGTGGATCTTTAACTTTAAATAGTTCAAGTATTTCCGTTACCTCTTCTACAAGTTTTACTATAAATTCAGGCGTAACATTTGATGCCGGAACATCATCTATTACATTGCTTGGAAATTCGTCATTAGTTGCTAGTACATCAAATTTTAATAATGTAATTGTTTCTGGAAGTAGCGTTTCTATTGCGGCAGCTAAAATACAAAATTTAAGCAATACCGTACAACCGGCAACAACAACTTTTGCATCAGATGTTGTTTTTGATACATTTAATCTTAATGGAACTTCTGGAAATTTAATTACCGTAACATCAGATACAACAACGCAACGCACATTAACTAAAAAAAATGCGTGGACGTTAGATCACAGTACAGATAGCGGAAACAATACAGGCATAACTTTTTTAAGCAGTGGAACTGGAAACAATTCTTACTTAAACGTAAGCTACATCAATGGTATAGTTAGTGGTGCGCCCACTGCGACTGGCAACTTCTTTTTATTGTTTTAGGAGCCAAGAATGGCACAAAGCGGTTTTACCCCCATCCTGATCTACGCCAGTGGCACTGCTTCCAACGTGCCAAGCGCGTCAAACCTGACCAATAGCGCTAACGGCGCTGAGTTGGCGTTGAACTATGCCGATGGAAAACTGTACTTCAAGAACAGCAGCGGCGTGGTTACCCTGCTCGCATCAAGTACCGCTACCGCGGGAGGTGTTACATCGTTTAGCGCAGGAACAACGGGTTTAACTCCTAACACCGCTACAACGGGTACTATCACTCTTGCAGGAACTTTGGCGGTAGCTAACGGCGGGACCGGCGTAACAACCAGCACGGGCACCGGCAATAATGTTTTGTCTACATCCCCCACGCTGGTAACCCCAGCTTTGGGCACGCCGTCCTCTGCAACGCTCACCAACGCCACCGGGCTTCCCCTCACAACTGGTGTGACGGGTACGCTGCCCGTGGCCAACGGTGGGACGGGTGTTACGACTAGCACCGGTACAGGTAACAATGTGTTGTCTACATCGCCAACGCTGGTAACCCCAGTCCTGGGCACACCATCATCTGCAACGCTCACCAACGCCACCGGGCTCCCCCTCACAACTGGTGTTACCGGTACACTACCCGTTGCCAACGGTGGCACAGGCTTGGCTACTACTCCAGCCAACGGTGCATTGGACATTGGTAACGGCACAGGATTCACGCGCACCACATTGACGGCTGGATCGAACATCACGATTACTAACGGCGCAGGCAGCATCAGTATTGCATCTGCGGCCTCTGGCGTTTCTGGTGGGCAACAAGTATTTACCGCAAGCGGCACGTTTACGATCCCCGCCGGTATTACTCAAACCAAAGTCACTGTGGTTGGTGGTGGCGGTGATGGTGGTGGACTTTCTGGGTCTGGATCCGCTGGTGGTGGTGGCAGCGGCGGTGCTGCAATTGTTTGGCTTACTGGATTGACCCCTGCAAACACTATTACAGTGACTGTTGGTTCCAACGCTGGAACGTCTAGCATAGCTTCTGGAACACAAACAATCACAACAGTTTCTGCAACAGGTGGAACAAGCGTTTCTTCTGGCGCTAGTGGTGGCGGAGCTGGGGGACTTGGCTCTAACGGGACTATAAATATAAAAGGGGGTGCTGGTGCTAGCAGTGGTGGTGGTGGTGGTGGTGGTTCATCTATTTTAGGTGGGGGTGCTTTGGGTTCTTCAACAAATTCAAATGGTAATCCAGGTGGAAATTATGGTGGCGGTGGCAGCGGCGCAAATAGTACTTCTCTTTCAAAAACCGGGGGCACGGGCGCTGGTGGTATTGTGATTTTTGAATACTAGGAGTAAAAATGAAGTACGCTCTAATTTGCCCTAACGAATCTGTTGAAAATGGCTATCGTATTGCTCAAGTGGAAACTATTACGTTTCCAGTTGGACAGCCAACATACTGGTTAGAGTGCGCTGATGATGTTGTAGCCAATCAATGGTATTACGACCCAACAGACCAGACAATTAAGTTAATACCATCATGATCGACCCCATCACACTCATTGCGACCGCCAAGGCCACGATAGCCGGGGTCAAACAGGCAATTGCGCTAGGAAAGGACGCGTCCGACCTTTGGCATCAGTTTTTTGATGTCAAAGACGCGGTTATGAAGGAAAAAGCAAAGCCAAGCAAAAATCCATTTCAGTCCGCTAACTCACAGGCTTTGCAACTTATTCAAATTGCTGAAGAAATGCAGCAAGTTGAAGAGCAAATAAAAATGTCTTTCATGCGTCGCGGCAAAACAAATTTGTGGATGGACTTCTTGCGTGAGCGCAACCGCATCGTGGCTGAGAACAAGGCAAGCGAGGCTGCGGCTGAGAAAGCCAAGGCCAAGCGTAAAGAAGAGATTGAGGAAGTGATTGAGATGGTACTGCTGGTGGCTTTGATTGCACTCATCATTACCTTGGGCGTTTGGGGTACGGTTGAATACATTGACTTTATGAGGAAATAAAATGGATGAGTTACTCAATATTCTTAAAAGTGTTGCGCCTGCCGTTGCAACTGTTGTTGCTGGCCCCCTTGGTGGCGCTGCTGTTACTGCTCTTGCCAATAAGTTTGGTGTGGCAGATGACGTTAAAGCTGTGGCAACCGCAATTGCTGGAGACCCAGAAGCGGCAGCCAAACTAGCTGAACTAGACCTCAAGCAGTTTGAAGCGGAAGCTGCTGACCGTGACTCGGCTCGTCGTATGCAGGAGACTGCCTTGCAACAAGACGACAAATTTTCCAAGCATTTTATTTATTGGTTTGCTTGGTTTTGGAGCGTCGGCTCGATGGTGTACTTCTTTGCCATTACCTTTGGGCAAGTTCCAGCCAGTGGCAAGGACTTTGGCAACATCATTTTGGGCTTCCTGCTTGGCACTGCCGTGGCTACCATCATTAGCTTTTTTTACGGCTCCAGCAAATCCAGCAAAGACAAGACAGACACCATGAGTAAGGAGTTACTGAAATGAAACAAAACTTTGAAGCCGCATTAGCCCATGTACTTAAATCAGAGGGAGGGTATGTTAATGACCCTCGCGATCCCGGGGGGCGCACTAATTTGGGTTGCACTCAAGCAACTTGGGAAGAATTTGTCGGTCATACCGTATCTGAGGCTGATATGCGAGCATTGACGCCAAACGATGTTGCGCCGCTTTACAAGCGTAAATTTTGGGACAAGGTTGCTGGTGATGACCTTCCTGCGGGACTGGACTATGCCGTTTTTGATGCCGCTATCAATAGTGGGCCGGGACGGGCTGCAAAGTGGCTACAAGAGGTCGTAGGCGTAACTGCTGACGGTGCTATTGGCAAAGGCACTTTGGCTGCTGTAGCGACTTTTAAACCGCAAGACCTTATCAAAGCATACAACGATAGGCGCTTGAAGTTCCTGCAAAGCCTGCCAACATTCGGGACATTTGGTAAAGGCTGGTCTACTCGAGTTGCATCTGTACAGCAAATCGCATCTAGCCAAGCATAAACCATAAAAAAGGATTTACTGAAATGAATTTGACAGAACACTTTACCACTAGCTTGGCACCCCGCAAGCAGGCTCTTATAATCGACAAAACGGGCACCCGCTTGTTTGCATGACAGGAAAAGATCATGGAAATGCAGGCGCTTTTTAACATTGCGGTCGGACTGGTTGCATTTTTTGGGGGCTGGGTGCTGAATAGCATCACGCGCTCCCTTGATAAACTTGATGCAGATGTCCGCGCCTTTCAAAGGGAGTACGTTCACAAGAACGATTACCACCGCGACATTGATGAACTGAAGTCAATCTGCAAGCAGATCTTTGACAAGCTCGATGCAAAGGCTGACAAATGACCACACCTGCCGCCGTCCTTACTTACGACAACCTTACGTCAACCGTCCTCCAGTATTTGGAGCGGACAGATGCGGCGGTAGTGAACTTTATCCCCACAGCCATCATGTTGGCTGAGTTTGAAATCGCCCAGGACATCAAGACCCTTGGGCAGATGTTGGTAGCCGATGGCACTATGTCGACCAACAACCCGGTGATCGCCAAGCCCGCTCGGTGGCGCAAGACGGTGTCCATGACCCTCACGACCACGGCCGGCCAAAAGCAGCCCATGTACCTGCGCAAGCTGGAGTATCTTAGCTCCTATGCCCCTGACGTGACGGCCACGGGCACGCCCATCTACTATGCCGACTACGACGCCGACCACTGGTTTGTGGCGCCCACGCCCAGCAGCAACTTTGCCTTTGAGGCGCTGGTGTACACCCGCCTGCAGCCCCTGGCCTCCGACAACCAGACCAACTGGTTGACCCAAAATGCACCCAACGCCATGCTGTATGGTACGCTCAAACAGACCGCACCATTCCTCAAGGATGACGCCCGCCTGCAAGTCTGGAGCGGCCTATTTGACGCCGCGATGGCCGCGCTGAAGGTAGAGGACCAGCTACGCGTTGGTGACCGCCAATCCATCGTCCAGGATTCCTAATCATGACAACATACACCAGCCCGTTTTCCGGCCAACAGGTATACCCTACTACGGTCAGCTATGAGTCGCTGTCGGTAACTGCCAACACGGTCTTGCAGTGGCCGGTGAACGGCAACACCAATACGCCGGTGTCCAGCATCATCGATGTCACGGCAACGGCTAACAGCGCCGCGCCGACTGTTGGGTGGCTGTTGGAGCTGCCGCCCGCCCAGCAGGTATCCACCGGCCAGTCCACGCTGGTGCGCAATGTGGGGTCCAACCTATTCACGGTGACCGACACGTCTGGCAACACTATCGTGACGATTGCGTCGGGGTTGGCCTACTACATCTTCCTGACCGATAACACTACGACAAACGGGACATGGTCCTACGTCCTGTTTGGTGCTGGCACGTCATCGGCCAACGCGTCAACCTTGGCCGGCTACGGGCTCGTTGCGTCAGGGTTAACCCTTAACCAGGTGTACCCCGTCCTGTCGTACAGCACGACAACGACGCTGACAGTAGCAAACAGCGCCGACTTGAGTGTGTGGACCGGCGGCGCGGGATCATTTACCCTGCCATCAGCTTCTGCTGTTGGAACCGGGTGGTTCATCACGATTAAGAACAATGGCACCGGCATACTCACCATCACCCCGGCAGGCACGGATACCATCGACGGGAATGCCAACCAGCAGTTGCAGCTAACCGAGTCGATCAGCTTGGTGTCCAACGGCGCTAACTGGAACAGTTTTGGCTACGGCCGGTCGAACTCGTTTGCGTATACCCTGCTGTCGCTGTCGGTGACGGGCGGAACGCTCACGCTTTCCTCTACACAGGCGTCCAACACGATCCAGGTGTACGGAGGCGTGCTAACAGCGGCGCAGACAATCGTTGTCCCGTCTACGGTTCAGCTATATACCATTACCAACAATACCTCGGGGTCGTATAGCTTTACCGTTAAAACCGCGGTAAGCGGGGGCGCAAGCATTATCGTGCCCCAAGGGTCTTCGTTGGTATTGGTGTGTGACGGCACAAACGTGTACAACGCCGCTTCGGGTACTGGCAACAGCTTTACCACTTTATCGGTGGGGAACGGTTCAACATTAAATCCCTCTATCGCTTTTAGCGCCGAAACAACGACCGGCATTTATCGCCCCACGACGGGGCAGTTTGGTATATCCGTGCTTAATACCGCGGTAGGTTATTTCTTCAACACGGGGTCCGTTACGGGCCTTAACATCACCGGCACCGGCACGTTTAGCGCAGGCATCGGTGGGGGCGCGTTCTAATGACCCAAAAAATTGTTGCCATGGAGATCCCGCCGGGCATCCAGCGGGATGGTACACGTTTTGATGCGCCCTGCTATACAAACGGCATGTGGGTTCGTTTCCAACGCAACCGTCCCCGCAAGATTGGTGGCTACGACGCAGTGTTTCAAAATGCGTCTGGCATATCCCGCGGCATGGCCATGACGGCTGTGAATGGCTACAACTATGTGGTCTCTGGCTACAACAATGGCCTGCAGCAGTGGATTACCGGGCCGTCTGGCGGCGTGGGCTCAGGCCCCTATAACTTCACACTGAACAATTTCACGGCCAGTAGCGACAACCTGTGGCAGTTTGACATCGCCTACGATTCAACCGGCAACAACACAAACAACTTGGTTGCCCACCCCGGCCAAAATCTGTCTTACATTACGTCCACCGTCAACACCCCGGTGTTATATGGCGTGTTTCCAAGCAGCTTTGGTATCCTGTCTGGGGTGGCCATTACCGGAACGGCTGGGCAGTTTTCCGCGCTGGCGTCAGGACTCACGCCACTGGTGGTAAATCAGCAGATCACAATTAGCGGTACGTTTGGCGGTACCGGCTCAATCAGTGGTTACACCAACCCCACAACCTATTTCATCATCGCCACCAATGGTTCGACGACGTTTACGCTGTCTGCCAGCCTTGGTGGCTCCGCCATTACCACGACCGCAGGGACGCCGACTGGCCTCACCTACACGACCGTAGGCTCTCTGTCCAAGGTGGGCGTGTTCACGGCCACGGGAACCACCAACAGCACGACGACGTTTACCCTCTCCGCTGCCAACGTACGTGTCGGGGCGGGGCAGAGTATTACTGGCCCCGGCATACCAGCGAACACCACGGTCGTATCTGTGACCGGTACCACTGTCATCCTGTCGGCGGCAGCCACGGCGTCGGCCACTATCATCGCCACCTTTGACAACAACTTGGCCGTCAGTGGCGGGTGCGTGGTGCTTCACCCGTATTTGTTCATCTATGGCAACAATGGCCTGATCCAGAACTGCAGCGCAGGGGACTTCTCCAACTGGGTCTCCCCGGACGCCAACGCCAACAACGTGGCTACCGGAAAGATTGTCAAGGGCCTACCCATCCGTGGGGGTTCCACGTCGCCCAGCGGCCTATTCTGGGCCGCTGATGCCCTGATCCGTGTCAGCTTTCAGCCATCAAGCTCGGGCGGCGTGAACTACTACTGGGCGTACGACCTAGTGAGCAGCCAAACCTCCATCATGTCGTCGAGCAGCGTCATAGAGTACGACGGCATCTATTACTGGTGCGGGGTGGACCGGTTCTTAATGTACGGTGGCCAGGTCCAAGAGATTCCCAACGGGTTGAACCAGAACTACTTTTTTGATAACGTCAACATTGCCCAACGCCAAAAGGTGTGGGCTACAAAAGTCCCGCGCTATGGCGAGATCTGGTGGTTTTACCCCAAAGGAACGGCCACCGAATGCACCGACGCCATCATCTACAACGTGCGCGAGAAGTCGTGGTACGACGCTGGCCAAGCCCTTGGTGCCCGCCGCTCTGCTGGCGTGTTCTCTGAGGTGTTCCCAAAGCCTATTTGGGCAGGTAATGAACTAAGCAGCGGAGGCACGGCCACGCTGTGGCAGCACGAGACCGGGTACGACTCAATAAACCTGACCAACGTGACCGCAATCCAAAGCTACTTTGAGACAAACAGCATCGGCACCATGGGCGGTCTGGTGGGGTCACAGCAGCAGCCAGGCGACAACCTGTGGACTCGCCTCGAGCGCATTGAGCCCGACTTTGTGCAGACGGGCACCATGAGCGTCGTGGTTACCGGTGAGGGCTACGCCGACGATACTACGGTCGAGTCTGCGCCCTATTACTTTGACCCGACCACCCTCAAGATCGACATGCGCGAGCAGCGCCGCGAGATGCGTCTGCGCTTTGAGTCCAACGTGGCCGGCGGGACCTACCAAACGGGCCGCGTGCTGTTGTCCTTAACCACCGGAGACGTGCGTGGCACGGGCAACCCATGATCGCGCAGGTCTACGATCCCCGCAACCTTACGTGGGACGCCTGGTGCGCGCTCATGGCGGAACAGTATGCGGCAAACCAACTGGGCACGTCGCCCGAGTCGCAATGGCGCGAGTGGGCTAATGCTCTGTCCGGTATCGGGCGCTTTCCCGGCGCACCGGGCGCTCTTGGTTTTGACAAATGGCAGGATTGGGCGTTTGCCCTTGCCAACACGATCAGAAAATAAAAATGGCTCTCAATCAAACCACATCATCTCCACTATCTCCAGAAGATGCTGCCTTGCGAGCCAAAGGCCCACCTGTTGCCGGCTCAACATTTGTTCCATCACACATACAATATGCCAACGAACATCAGGGTGGAAATCAATTTGTAAAAGGCTATTGGACTGACCCAAGTGTTACTGGCGGCGGGGGTTTTCTTGGACAAGTTGCAGACTCAGTCAGCGGGGGGCTTCAACACGTCAGCGATGTTGTTTCTAACGACCCGATCGCAAAAACAATTGCGGCTGTTGGTCTTGCGGTGGCCACCGGGGGCGCGAGTTCAGCCATCAGCGGTGCGCTGCTTGATTCGGGTATTATCAGCAGCGCGGCCGTAGCAGACGCGGCAAGCTCGGCGATCATTAACGCCGGCGTGCAAATTGCGCAGGGCGTGCCGCCCGGTCAAGCGCTGACAAACGCCGCCGTGACCTTTGGTGCCGGGCAGTACATAAACCCCGCGATATCTTCCGAGATAAAGAGCATTATCAGCTCACCCACCATCGCTAACATGGCGACCAATGCCGCGACCAGCATTGCTACAGGCGCGCTGCGCGGACAGTCTGGGGACACGCTTTTAAAGTCGGCAATTGGTGCCGCTACAGGGTCCTTGGCGGGATCCGTGAGCAAGGAGGTTGGCCAGACGGTCCTGAATAACATTGACGACCCAACCATCGCCAAGATCGCCTCTGACGCCGCTGCCGCGGGTACCAAGGCCGCACTGACAAACCAAAACGTAGGCAAAGCCGCCTTGGACGCCGGCGCGACTACACTTGCAAATTCCAATCTTGGGATTGACAATCCGCTGTCGGGTATAACGTCAAATCTGCCGTCGATTGACATGTCGGGCTTCAAGGCCGCGATAAAACCCATCAGCGACGCCGCAACTAAATTTGCACAGCCTATCAGCGATGCCGCTACCACGGCGCTGCAGCCCGTCAGCGACGCGGTGGCCAAGGCCACCAGCAACCTACCCACCGTAAACGCGCCCAACCTTAACTTGCCCACCGTAAACGCGCCCAACCTTAACCTGCCGAACGTGGACCTGTCTGGTGTTACTGGCGGACTCCCAACGACATCAACCGCCGGCACAGCCGACACGTCTGCGCCCCCCGCGGTAGTCCCGGGCCAGGCGATGCACTTAGGAAAAGTAGGATCCGATATGACTGAGCACCAGCTACAACAACTCTATGAGTCCTTGACCGCGGCACCTACAGAGAATTACAACTATGACAACTCTGCACCCCAATCAGTGGACGTGGCCAAGATGGAGGCACAACCCTTCATGCAACCCCAGCAACAAATGTACTTCTCCAAGACGGGCGGCCCGGTCCAGCACTTTAATACTGGCGCACAGCCCGACCCCGCGCAAAGCGATTACACCCAAGGATTTTCTAACATAACCGACTTGGCCAAGTCCTTGCAGACCGCGGCCGATGCCGGCACGATTAGCAAAATCTACCCACACAAGATGATGATCAACGGCAATGTTGGCGTCAGCCAGTACACGCCCAAGGTTCTGCCTCAGCTCGCCGCGGTCTTGCGCGCCCGTGGCATGACTTTGGCCGATGGGGGCCAGCCCAACGACCATGAGCATCCCAACTACGATGGCACGCCGGTGTTTCGCACGGGCGGCTTGGAAGGCCTGGGCGGCAAGTACGTAGAAGGTAAGGGCGACGGCACCAGCGACGACATCACGGCTATGCTGGCCAACGGCGAGTACGTGTTCAGCGCTGACGTGGTGTCTGCCTTGGGCAACGGGTCCAACAAAGCGGGTGCAGAACGACTCAATCAAATGGTGCATGCCATCCGGGCCCGTGCGCGCTCCGCGCCCCCGGATAAGCTACCCCCAGATGCCAAGTCCCCGCTAGAATACCTGAAGTCCTCAAAGGGGAAAAAGAATGGCTGATTTAACCCAAAGTACGCAGACAACGGCGACTACGACGCCGGACTGGTATAACAAAACCATTGCGGATGCTGCTAGGAATTCGGCAACCGCGGCTACCAATGCGGTAAATAACATCAATGGCCCCAACTCGGCCTACGATCCCAACGCGCTGCAGAATCAAGCGTTCAACGACGTGGTGACAAATGTTGGCAACTACAAGCCTGGCCTTGCGCAGGCCGGAAACACGCTCAATCAGGCAGCTTCCACAAACATCACCGGTGCGGCACAGCCCTTTATAACGGCAGGCACGACCACCAGCGGCCTTGATGCCGCAAACAAGTACCTGACGTCGGGCACTAGCAGCGCCGCTGATCTAGTGAATGGGTACATGAACCCATACACCCAGAACGTGGTAAACCAGATCGGTCTTGCAAACCAGCAGAACATCGCGCAGAACCTGTCGCCCGGCATTACCTCAGGCGCGGTGGGCGCTGGCCAATTTGGCTCTCAGCGCGGTGCTAACGCACTGGCCTTAGGCATCTCTAACGCCAACATTGGGGCGCTCAGTCAACAGGCCCAAGCACTGCAGTCCGGCTACGCTCAGGCCCTTGCGGCAGCCCAAGCGCAACGCGCAAACCAGCTCACCGCTGGAAGCACCGCGGGCACCTTGCAGAATCAATTTAACACCAACAACGTAACCGCGGGCAACGTGCTCGGCACGTTGACATCGGATCAGGCCTTAAACCTGCGCAATACCGGCCAGGCGCAAGCAGCCTTGGCCCAACAGACCCAAAACCAAGGCCTGGCCGACACGAACGCCTTGTCGACCCTTGGCGGGCAGAAGCAAACCATTGCCCAAAACAAATTGCTTGCCCCGTTGGATATCTACGGCAAGCAGACCAGCGTGCTGTCGGGGGCCAATCTTCCGACGACCAGCACCGTTCAGTTCAACCCGTCAACGCTGTCGTCAATTTCTACTTTGGGTTCTACTGCAGGCGGTATCATGCAAGGCCCGGTCATCGGCAAGAATCCGGATGGCACATACAAATACGGGCCCAGCCTGTACGATAGGCTCAAGGGGGTGTTTGGCGGAAGTGGCGGCAATGGCGGAACAGCCACAGGCACAGCCACAGGCACAGGCACAGGCACAGGCACAGGCACAGGCACAGCCACCGGTGCAGGCGGTGGCGGGGGAAGCGGTGGTCAATCTCAAGGTTTTACCGATGCTAGTGGCAACGCCCTGATACCCAACCCGATGGGTGGGTTTGAAGACACCGACGGCAATCTGTATGATGCTAACGGCCAACGCCTATCGTAAGGAATAGATTATGGGAACAGAAACTAAATCGGCCCCTATTACGAATGACGTAACCCCCGGCCTGAATGCTATACAAGGCCTGCCCGTGACGGGCCCCGGAGCGCCTAGTAACAGCCAAGACTATTTGGATAGCCTGAAGGATGCCGAGGCCGCGCTAGAGGCGCGCTACGCCAACCCCAACTGGTTTAACGTGGCCGCCGGCTTTGCCAAACCCCAACTGGGCGGCTTTACCGCATCCTTGGGCAGCGCCGCGCAGGCTTTGGGGGACTGGCAGGAACAACAACGTGCCAACCAGATCCCGCTGTTCAACGTGCGCGCCCAGGTGGGTGCTTTGCAAGCTCAACGAAAAAACCGCGAAGCCGCTGCACAAAAATTGGAGGATTGGAAGAATCCAAGCAATCCAAATGCCAAACCTGCAGATCCATCAACAGCCGCCGCCCTTAAACGCGAATTAACAAACCTAGGGGCACCTGATCTGGCCGCGGGTATCGGTGAAGAGGTGTCCACAAATAAAGCGCTGTCCGATATTGGATTGACCACGTCCAGCACCCTAAATACGGACGTTAAAACTCAAGAACTTTTGGGCGGTACCCCACGTGCGCAAGCAGAATTACAACAGATGGCTGCGCAGTTGGGATTGACAACCCAAGAGCTCAAAAACAAGATAACCGAAAACAATTTGACTGCGCAGCAGATTCAAGAGGCAATTGCAAGAACAAACTTAACAGGTGCTCAGATAGTTAATACGAGAGCTCAGACAGCATTGACTAACGTAGAAACCGCGCAAGTACGACAGAGAACTAGTTTCGAAGCGCAAAATGCGGTACTTGACAACCTATTTATTAAAGCGCCGCCCGGATCTTTGCCCATAGATTGGGCGGTAAACAGGGATGCCACTAGAAAAAATATAATAGATATTTTGGTAGCAAAAGGTTTAGTTACGCCAGAAAATGCAAAAGGGTTTTCGGATAACAAATTACAGGCCGCAATGAACGGTGTATCTTCGGACTACATCAATTCCAAAATAAAGAACCGGGATACCGCAAGCCAGGTTGTAGAGGCTACTCAAGGGGATTTGAAAGATCTTGCCATAGCAAGAGACATAGTAACCAGTCCCCGTATGGGCAAAATTTTAGGTATTGGCGCGGGCCAAAGCGCTATGTCTGCGATGTTTGGTTACTTTGCAAATCCCACCGACGGAACTGCGTCTTCGTTAAATAGGGCCGCCGCGCAATTAAGCGCATCGGATCCCCAAGCATTTGCTGATTTTGATGTACTGAACAAGACCCTGCAACGTAATCAGTTGCGCGCTCGTTCAGCGATGGAAAATCCTTCTGTAGGATCGCAAATACAAGTCGCAAAAGCTAACCCAAGTTCCTTTGTGAATTCGCAATTGGCCATAGCTAAGATGCTTGATTTAATGGCGCACGATACCTCTATGATCAACAGGACCGCGGCTCTGCGCATGGGGTGGACGGGGGATTACAATGATTTCGTCTCCAATCCTAAGTCTGGGTACGCTGCTCTGACGGATATGGGTCAAGAAGAGGAACGACAAATTGCAATCAGCCCCTCTAGTGTGAACCCAAAACTGCCGGACTTCTATTACCCAAGCCGGAAAGCCCCGGGGGCTACGGCTCCTGCAACGACGCCTGCTGCAGCACCAGCAGCGCCAGCAGCTCCTGCTGTAGCCCCTGCGGCAAATGCCCAACGCCCTTTCCATTACGAGTACAGCACCGATCGTACTCAACGGAGAAAAGTCTATGACTGAAAAAAAAGTTGGTGAATGGGAACCCGCGCCGGGGGGTCAAAAGGTAGGGGAATGGGAACCCGTTCCCGCGGCTGAAAAAGCCTCTGCACCCGCGGCTGAAAAAGCCTCTGCGCCCGCGGCTGAAAAAGCCTCTGCGCCCGAAGCAGCCAATAATATTCCCAATGCCGAGGAGGCTTTGGCGCGCTTAAAAGCTGCCATCGCCGAAAAAGATTACGCGGCCATAGGGGTGGCGCAAGAAGACCTTAAAGCCGCAAATAAGGCGCGGGTAGACGCCGGTAAAGATCCTCTGCCCGTGCCGAGTCTGGTAGCCCCGGCCCCACTCGTGCAACCCGTGGGCGTTGGCACCGGTAACAGCGGATCAATACTTGACCAAATACCCCTGCCTATCCAACGTGGCGTGGGGGCAGTGACAGGCGCGGGGTTAGGTTTAAGTTTAGGCATAGGGCCCGCAGCAGCTAAGGCATATCTTGCCAAAAGGGCAATAGACAAGTTTCTTCCAAAGTCTGATGCCCAACCTACGCCTGTTGCGACAACGACGGAAACCCCAAACTCTTCGCCTTGGAGCCCTAGTTCTACTCCTAATACCCCCGCTGCCAATCCTACCATCCCTATGAATGGCGCGCCCGCGGTGGACTACGGAGAAACGCCTTTTCAAAGGGAATTAAACCAACAGGGTAAAGCGGGGCAACGCGCCGCTCGTATTGATGAAGCTAGAGAAAATGCAAATTCTTTGGGGTTAAACGTTAATGAACCTTTAGCAGAATACCCTGATATAGAAGCCACTAAAAGCGGAATATATGCACCTAAGAATGTTGTAAATGCCATTGAAGATGAAAAAAAAGCAGAACTAGATAGGCGTGTTAACGCCGCAGAAAACGCTAGGTTAGAACGACAAAACCGAGCATTAAACGCCGCAACCCAAGCTGGGTCGCAGTGGCAAAATCTCTACCGTAGGGGGCAAGAACTCGCCGCCAGCGCCGAAGCTGACAGCCAAAAATTAGGCAACTTACTGAAGCAAAAGGCATTGGATTGGTGGCGTACAGGAGTGCCTCCGTTCCAAAATATTGCGGGCCGTTTAGCCTCTGCAGGCGCGGGGCTTGGCTTTGCGGTACCCGGTGCCGTGGAAAAAGCAAGAAAAGATGATTATTCGGGGGCTCTTCAGGAATTGGGAACGGGCTCTGCGGTAGGTACGGCGCTGTCGTATATTCCTGAACAAGCAGCAGGCCCGTTAAATGCCGCTGTCCAGGGAATGGATTCGATTGCCCGTGGTAGCAAGGGTGACTACCTTGGGTCTTCGCTCTCTGCGCTTGGGGCATTAGGCCCTTACGCCGCTGCGGCTCTTTTCCCCGAATTTGCCCTACCCGCTGCGGCCGCAACTGCCGTTATACCCCCCGCAATAAATGCCGCCCGAGATTACTATCTCAGAAATTACGGTACGCCGCAGGGGGCGCTGCCTACTCAGTAGTTTCGCTGGATCAAAAGCATCGTAAAAAAGACCGTTAAAAACGCGAACTTCATCATCAAAAATGGGAACGCAAAAACGGCTTTAATCAAGTACCTCACATGCCACCCCGCTTCTCGGCCAGTGCGCGTGCCACCTCGGGGTTGAGGGACTCGACGAACTCAATGCACAGGGCGCGCTCCTTGCGCGCGTAGGTCAGGGCGACCTTCTTCTCGACCTTCTGGCCAAACTCAATGATGTCCAAATTGTCGGTGTACAGGCCCTTGGGGTCGATGGGCTCGTTGGGGTCTTGGCTCTTGCAGTCCATGAGTACCATCTTTAGGTCGTGTTCAGAAAGCATGCTTTTTTCTCCGGTTGATGTAACTTGGGGTTAGATTATAATGCGGGCATGACGCTCGCTGAATACTTTAAGACCGACGTACGGGGTGCCAAGGCCGAGATGGCCGAGTACCTCAAGATCACGCCCACGTGGATGGCCCTGCTCATTGCCGGGTCCCGCCAGCCTTCGCCGGTGCTGGCGCTGAAGATTGAGGAGGCGACGCAAGGCCTGGTGACCCGGCAGGAGCTTCGGCCAGATATCTTTCGCTGACCGCCCACCGCCACGCGGCCAGCAGGAGCTTGTTCTCCTCGCGCAGGCGCACGTTCTCGTCGTTGACCTCCGTGGCGAACTTGGCCAGGTTCTCGTGCTTCCAGGCATAAAAGTCAGCCATTCTTTTTTCTCCGCTTCTTCATTGAGTCCAGCAGGATGTCCTGCACCCTGCGCTTGGTCGTGAGGCGCTCCAGCACCAGCTCGTCCACGGTGTCGCGGGCGATGATCCGGTGTATAAACACCGGTCGGTCGTGGCCGGCCTGCATCTGCCGGGTGGGCCCGATCCGCTCGATGATCTGCAGGTGCTCCTCGAGGTTCCAGTTGGGCGAGAAGAACACCAATATGTTGCCGCCGTCCTGCAGGTTCAGGCCGTGGCCGGCGCTTGCCGGGTGAGCGAACAGCACCGGTATCTTGCCCTCGTTCCAGTCCCGGATGGTGCCCGGGTTCTTGTCCAAATGCCTGCCCTGCGGGAAGGCCTTCAGCAGGCGCTCTAAGTCGCTCTTGAAGTTGTAGGCCACCAGGACCGGCATGCCCGCGGCTTCCTCGATAATGGACTCCAACGCCTCCAGCTTGACCTTGTGCGTCTCCGTCCAGCGGGTGCGGGTGTCGTCGGTGTAGGCCGCGCCCGCGGCGAGCTGCAGGCACTTGATGGTCTTGGCCGCCGCGTTGAATGCCTCCACCTCGATGCCCTCCAGCTCGGTGTACATCTCGTCCTCCATGTCGCGATAGTGCTTGCGCGCCTTGGGCGGCAGGTCCACCATGATGTCGTTGACGATGGGCTCGCGCAGGTCGAACCAGTCCTTGGCCTCGATGGTCAGGCAGACGTCGCGCAGCTTGTCCTGGATCTCGGTCTGGGCCGACGGCATGGGCAGCACGCTGAAGCCGTCGTAACCCTTGCGGAACCACCGCTGCTCGAAGGCCGTGTAAGTGCGCCCCAGCCGGGTGCCCGCGTCGATGAACCACGTCTGCCCCCATAGGTCCTTCAGCCCGTTGCTGGCCGGCGTGCCGGTGAGCTCGATCAACCGCTTGATGCGGGTGTGGGCGATGCTGCCCAAGGCCTGGGCGCGCTTGGTGCCTTGGCGCAGGCGGAAGTTCTTGACCTTGGTGGACTCGTCCAGCACCACGGTCTGGTAGGGCCACTTGTCACCCCAGTAGGTCGTCAGCCAGACGAGCTGCTCGTAGTTGGTGACGTACAGGTACGCGGGCGCCCGGACCGCGGCGATGCGCTCTTTCTCGGTGCCCGTGATGACGGACACGTTCATGCCGCGCAGGTGGTTCCACTTCAGCACTTCGTTGGGCCAGGTATCGTTGGCCACGCGCAGGGGGGCCACGACGAGCACAGGGCCGTCCTCGATCATCTGGAGCGTGTCTAGGGCCGTCAGGGTGGCCACAGTCTTGCCGGTGCCCATGCCGGCCCATATCGCGCACCGGGGGGTGTCTAGGATGTGGTCGATGATCATGCCCTGGTAGGGGCGGGGTGTGAACTCAGACCTCATACCAACCCCTCGTGCGTGCAGTCGGTGTCGGCGGCCATGATCCGCAGGATAGGGCCAGCATCATAGGTTGTCTTGTTCGACTTCGGGTAGGCGGTTTGTACCGGGTACGCCAGTTGCTTGAGCATGCGTTTCTTCTCGTAGTTGTTGGTGCCGTTTATGTAAAAGTACCGGTGCTTTTCCATGGGCGGTGCGGTTTTGATGTTGTTCTCTTTGGCCCACTGCTTTGGGTTTGTGATGCCTTGATCACGCAGGGTCATTGGGTGGATGCGTTTTCCGTCAACGATGTACGCATGATCGTGCGACTTCGTGCTACCGGTGTACAGCCAGTTGGTGGCCTGATAAATTATTCCTGAATGGCCCCATTCGGTATCCGCGTAAGACACCACCGCATTGGGTTTTGGCAGCATGGCCAAGGATCTACCGACCAGAAAACTGGCGGCGTTCTTGGCGTCCGTCTGCACCACCAGCCGGGCCAACTCGTAGAGCTTGAACTCCCGGTTGGTGAAGGCGTATTTTTGTATCGGTGGTGATGGCTGGCCGTACACCACCACACCCTCTATCAGGTCGTCAATAACCAGCGCAAAGGCCGCCCAGAATATGGATGCGCGTTTACTGTAGTGCTTGGCCGTGACAAACGCTTCGGCCTGTTTCTTTGTGATGGGTTGCACGAACCAGTCCCTCATGGCAGCAGCGCGTCAACGCCCTCATAGCTGTCCAGCACTACCACGCGCTGGCCCATGGCCCGCATGCGCTCGTGCTCGCGGTGCTGCTGCCGCTCGTGCGGCGTGTGGGGGAACAGCGCGGCCAAGCCGGGCGCCTTGAGCTCCACCCAGACGGCGTGGTTGTGGATGCCCTTGATCATTACCAGACGGTCCGGCGCGCCGTTGCGGCCGACCCACTTGACCTTGCGCACCTCGCCACCCTTGTCGCGTGCCCGTTTGACCAAATAATCCTCGATGTCTGACTCTTTCATATTAACCTTTCCGGTATCGGTATGTTTCAAAGCCCGCTGCTGCCAGCGGGATGTCGGGTGCCCAGCCCGGGTTGGCCGCCAGCAGGCCGGCCATGTGCTCGGCGTTGTACCGCGGCTCGTCGGGCGCCTCCGCGATGATCTCGTCGTGGACCGTGAGCACGATCCGGTAGCCGGCCGCCTCGATCAGGGGCATGTTGGCCGCCATGATGTCGCGGGCCACGGCCTGGCACAGGTTCTCGAACAGCTTGCCGCCGTGCGTGTGTATGCGCGTCCACTTGCGGGTGTACTGGTCGATGCCCATGTACGTGATGCGGTCGCCGTCCTCGATCTTGGGCGACGGGTAGCACAGCGCGCGCCCGGACGGCAGGCCCAGCAGCAACCAGTTCTTGCTGGCGCGCACGCGCAGGCCCAGCTCGTTGAAGGTGTTTCCGCGGTTTACCAGCGCCTTGATCACCAGATCCTTGAGCGCCGCCCAGTACCCGGAGATGTTGGGGTGCGCGTCGCGCCACATGCGCTTCAGGACATCGCAGGCCACGAAGGCGTCCTCGGACAGCCCGTACCGTGGGCGCTTGTCCTTCTTGGTCCACTCCAAGAACTTGTCGGCCTTGGCCACCACGCCCTCAGGGGCGTCCAGCAAGACCTTCTCGGCCAGGTCATCTAGGTCGATGCCGTAGGCCCCGGCAAAGGTCGCAAACGCGCCCACGCCGCCCTCATAGCCCAGCGCCAGCTCCTGCACCTTGCCCACCTGCCGCTGGTCTCCGGTGACCTTGTCTGGTGCCACGCCGAAGGACTTGCTGTAGGCCAGCTTGTACAGGTCAGGACCCTGACCGGCGTCGAAGTCGCGGAAGGCCTTGAGCTTCCATTCCTCGTTGGCCAGCCACGATTGGACGCGGCCCTCGATGTTGGACAGGTCGGCCACTACCAGCTTGCTGCCGGGAGCGGCCACGATGCAGCTACGGATCGCCGAGCTCACCAGCTCCATGACGTTGTCGGTGGTCAGGTGTGCGCACCCGGCACGCAGCGCCTCGATCCCCGCGTCGATGGCCTTCTGTTTGAGCGTCGGCCTGGGAAGGTTCTGGGGCTGGAACAAGCGTCCGGCCCACCGCCCGGTGCGCAGCGCACCACAGAACTGCAGCAGCCCGCGCAGGCGACCGTCTAAGCTAGTTCCGCGCAACAGGACCCTGTACTTGGCCGTGCTGGTGCTGGAGGCCTGCAGGCGGATCAGCAGCAGCTCGCGCAGCGCCGGGTTCAGGTCCGGCAGGGCCAGCGTCTTCTCCAGCGTCGCCATCTGCAGGTCGGGCAGGTCCACGCCGAAGGCCTCCATCACGTGCAGGCGGAATACCTCGTTCAGGGTGGTGCTGGCCACGCTGTTGTCGGTCAGCGCCTGCGTGCGCCCGGCCAGGTCGTGCTTGGCCCGGTCAATAGCCGTGATGGCCGAGTCCACCAGCGCGAGGTCGATGGCCACGCCACGGTCGTTGATGCGCTGGTCAAGCTGCCACAGCGCGCGCTCGGCGGGCGTGAAGTTGACAATGGGCATGCGCTTTTTGACCTCGCGCATGGCCTCAATGTCGCTAACGGCGTAGGCCTTGAAGCGCTCCCACTCCTCGGGGTGCGTCTCGCGGGTGGCGCGGTCCAGCTTGCGGTTCTTGCCTAGGGGCTTGGTGAAGAGCTGGATCAGCCGCTTGCCGTCCTTGTCCTTGGCCTTGTCGGTGGGCAGGCCGAGCACCTCGCAGAGCATGCCAAGGCTGCCCGGCAGGCTGTGCGCCATCGCCTGGACCATGGTGTCGTGGATGCGCTCGGTGGGGATGTTGATGCCCCACGCGTGCCGGACCACCGTGCGGTCGAAGTGGCTGTTGTGGATTACCACCTCAACGTCGGGATCAGAAATAGCCTGCATCAGGCCGTCGGGGCGAGTATTGGGCGCGGTAAGGTCTAACACCTGCACCGGCCCGTCATCCCATGCCCATGCCGCGAGCAGGATCTCTGCATTTGCGGCATAGGCATGGGTGCCGTGCGTAATGGGCGTCGTGGAGAATGTCTCCAGGTCAAAATAAAGCGTTCGCATGTGCGTGTGTGTTGCGCCGCCAGTTTACATCACGTATTCGTCTTCGGTGTCGGCCAGCCAGTGAACCGCCTCGCTGATCTGGAACAGGCCGAAGCCCACCATCTCGCCTTGGATAAGGCGGCCGATCAGTTCCGGGTTCTTCTTTGCATAGCCCTCGCCAAAGATGGCGTCCACGGCCTCAACGGCCATATTTAAGTGTTCTTTCATCGCGCTCATGTGTATGTCTTTCGTTATATCAGGGTGATGAACAGGGGCGTCAGGTCCCCCATCCACGCGCCGATGGTGTTGAATTCAAAAAACTCTTCTGCCTCTTCGAGGTCCATGTCCTCGGCCATGATGGTGATCACCCGGTCCTTGTCGTACGCAACCACGGGCTGCATGCCGAACCGGTAGGCAACGCCCAAAATGGCGTCGTCGTAGGTTGCGGGCTCCATGAACATGGCGTCTTCCACCAGCTCGAGTATCTGTTCGCGTTTGTGCATGTATGTCTTTCGTTTGTAGGTGGGGGTACTCGCTGCGTCTGCTTCAGGTTAACCGAGCAATCTTTGCAAGGACTGGGCGTACTGGCTCACAGCATCCGCTTTCCCCCCGAATATCAGACCAGGTCTTCGGCCGTCAGGTCGTCGAAGTCGTCCACGCTGGCAGCGCCGCCGCCGGTGAAGCTCTCGCCGTCCTGGTAGAACTGCACGCCCATCAGCGTCGCGTTGACACGCTTGCCGTAGTTGTTGTCCTGCGCCCACAGCTCGATGCTGGCGTTGACGTAGCACCCGGCGTAGGGCTTGCCGTCCTGCTCGGTGAGCGGGCTCTTGTTCACGTCGATCACCAGGGGGCGCATGGGGTTGCGCGCGCTAATGTACAGCATTCCCTCAAAGCCGTCGTAGTTCGACTTCAGGTCGCCGCTGTGCAGGCAGACCTTGTCGGCGGCGCGCATGGCCTTGAGGTTGGCCTCGGCCTTGGCGCCCCACTTCTCCTTGGCCACCGCGTCGATGGCGGCGTTGATGGCCGCGACCTGGGGGTCCTTAGGGTCGATCAGGAAAGCCGCGGAGAAGGCAGGCTTGCCCTCACCGTTGACGGTGGTTGCCTCGAACAGTTGGGGGAACGAGAGGCGGACTTTGTTGAGCTTGATTTTCATAGGGTACTCCGAAGTTTAAGGGTTTGTCACGTCGTCAAAATCAGACGCCGCTGCCGATGTGACCAGCGCAGGACGTTTGTCGGACTCGGGCGCCACGGATGGCTGGCCCTCGCTTTGGGTGATGAGCGTCTGGATCTTGGTCCACTGACGCGGGCCAATCTCGTCGGCCTTGGCCAGCTTCTCAATGCTCGTCGGGCTGGCCAGCTTGTAGTCGTACATCTGGTCGTGCTTGATCCGCATGGACTTGAGCGTCGCCTCGGCCTCCTCGGGGTTGGCCCACATGCGGTTGCCCTTCTTGCCCTGCACCAGCTTGTAGCCCGGCACCGGTTCACCGGCCAGCAGACGCCGCTCGACCTCCGCGCGCACTGCCTTGATCCACCCCTCGATGAGGTTGGCGTTGGCCATGACACGCGCCAAATCGTCCTCGTGCGCCGTTTCCGGCACCACGGTGTCGAAGTCGTCCATGACGCTAGTACGCAGCGCCGGGCAGATCGCCTTGGCGCGGCACCACTGGCAGCCCTTCTCGGACGGCACGTAGACGTCGATTTGCTGGCGGGTGAGTTCAGCGGAGAACGCCACATCGGCCATAAACATCCTCAGGTCGTCAATGCTGAAGCTGAATTCGGGCTTGGCCAAGAGCCGGGGCTGGCTGATGACGACGCGCACGCGCTTGAAGTCGTAGGCGACCTTCAGGTCATCCCACGCGGCTGCGGCGTAGATCATGAGCTGGGGGTTGCCCTCAGCCTCGACCTCGCGGAAGCCGAACTTTGCGTCGACGATGATTAGCTCGTCGGGCGTCGTGATCACAGCGTCTGCCGTGCCGTGCGCACCCTCCTCACCGGTCAGCCAGCCGATGGGCAGGCGTTCCTCGACGTACAGCGCGCCGCCAGTGGCATCAAGTATCTCTACCACGTGGTCCACGTAGAACTGGATGTCCTTGGCCTGTTTCTCGTTCAGGACCAGCCCTGTCTCTTTTTCCTGCAGGCCCACGAAGCTCCATGCGTCCAGGTTTGATTTCAGGCACTCGGCCGCGAAGGCGTGCATCATCGTGCCCTCGCTGGCGTTGTCAGAGCTGGTGTCTGGGATGCCCTCGCTCAGGGTGACGCTGCCGGGGCAGGTCATCCACCGGGCGGCCGAGCTGGGGGATAGCTTGGCGTGGCCGCTCATTCCTTGGGCTCCACGTCGGTTACCGCGCTCGCCGAATTGGTCGTGTGCATGTTCTCCAAGTACGCGACCAGATGCAGGCCCAGCGCTCGAGCCGCGCTGGGTCCTCCCCCCTCGGTCACGTCCCACTTGATGTTGACCATGTTGGGGTCGTCCGGGTGGTCTACGATTGTCAGGACTACGGTGTTCATGTTGTCAACTCCTTCAGGAAGGCCGCGTATTCCGCAGGCTTGAGCTGGGGGCCCTTGGTCGCGCCGAACTTGGCCAGCGCTTCAATGGTCTTGGCGCGGTCCACCTTGAACGTGTCCGTGATGGCCTTGGCCACCTGGGCGTAGTCAATCGTGTTAGACGACCCAGCGGGAGTAGTGGTGGTAGAGACCGTGGGAATGATCTCCGGTGTAGTCGTGGGCTTTGGGGGCGCCACCTCGGCCTTGGCCGGTGCGGGGATGTCTGCGGGAAGGAATTCACCTGCCCAAGGCTTGACGCCTTTAAGGGTGGGAAAGGGGTGCGCCAGGGCGGCGGTGAGGGCGTTGACCGCGTTGGTCAGCCCCTGGATTTTGTCTTCAAGACTCATGTGTGTATCTCCGGGTTAAGCAACAACAAAATCATTGTTGCGGACGGATCATACACGGCTTTTTGGACCTTCGCTGTAACTTTATAAAAAATTTTTGTTGTGGAATACAAAAAGCTGTTGTATGATCGGCCCCGGCAGCGATCTTGCTGCCGTAAACCAAAGGTATACACATGAACTGGAACCCCTTCAAACGCATTGCCGAGCTGGAAAAAATGCACGCCCAAAACATTGCCGTTTTAAGCGCGCTCACCGACAAGGTCAACGACCTGAGCAACAAGCTCAAACAGCAGAACCATGTAATTTATCGTGATGATCAAACGCGGCCCGACACGCCCGTCAGCCTCACCGCAACCGACGTAGAGAAGGAAGCCAAGCGCCGCCTGCAGCGCGCGGCTTACGCTCGCAAATATTACGCCAAGAAACGCGCTGCCAAGGCCGCTGAGGGGGGTGCAAAATGATCAAGTTCCTGAAAGAAAAACTGCGCCAGCCTACCCCTGTCGAGAAAGCCCTACGCGAGCTGCAGGAGGCTCGTTTATACCGTCTTGAAGCTCAGTCTGCTGTGGACTACGCCAAGAGCGTGGTCGACTACAACAATGCGCGCATCATTCGTTTGGAGACGTTCTTGGAGGCACAGAAATGAAAGTTAAAGAACTGATTGAGAAGCTGCAAGCATTTGACCCCGAGCTGATGGTAGTTCGCCCGGGTTACGAAGGCGGCATGACTGAGGTGCAATACGCCACAAAAATGCTGCTTGCGCTTAACGTCCGCGAAAAATGGTATTACGGGGCACACGATCAAGTTGATAGCACGAATGAGTGGCCCAAACACGAACACGCGCAAGCAGTGGAGTTGTCATGACTTGGCCATTTCCCCAATTCCCAAGGCCGGTGCCCGCCAAGGCACCGCCGCTTAAACCCAACCCTGACAACTACGAGGAGTCCCCATTTTGACTAAAGACGAAGCACTACAAATGTGTCTCGAATACATTGAGACAGATGCGCACGAACGCAAGTACGTGCGTCACGCAATCAAAGAAGCCCTAGCACAGCCAGCGCAGGAGCCTGTCGGTAAATTCGCAAAATTCACCGATGGAGTTTGGCGCGAAGTAACCGATGGGTCTGCTGGAGTCCCACTTTACACCACCCCACCCCAGCGCCCGTGGGTAGGGCTGACGGATGATGACAAAAAGCAAATTGCAAGAGAAGCAAATTACCACTGGGAAATGACAGCAGGTGAGTACGCAGAACGAATTGGTCAATTAACAGAAGCCAAATTACGGAGTAAGAACAATGCTTGATTGTCTAATACTCGGAGACAGTATCGCGGTGGGAATGCACCAATTTAAGCCAGAATGTGCAGCCTACGCCAAAGGTGGCTGGAATAGTTGGCAATGGACTCGAGACTATCTAAAGAATGACTTAACCGCTAATACTGTCATCATCAGTCTAGGCAGCAATGACCACAAAGGGGTTAAAACTCGTCAAGAGCTGGAGACCATGCGGGCCAAGGTCAATGGCAGCAGAGTGTTTTGGATCCTGCCCGCCATCAAGCCCAGTATCCAGGATATTGTTAAAGAAATTGCAGCAGAGCACGGCGATACCGTACTGCCCATCACTAATCTACAACCAGATAATATTCACCCTAGTTGGGCTGGGTACAAAAAAATTAAGGAACAAACACAATGACCTCACGCAGAGAGTCCTGGGCCCAGCAGATTCGCAAGCTGCTGCGCAACGAGCCCGATGGCCTGACACTTGGCGAGATGTGCGTGCACATCAACGCCCCCTACGCGTCGTTGTACGACGCGGCCTACAAGATGCCCGATGCCTACATCGACCGGTGGACCCTGACGCACAACTACGTCACAAGCGAGGCGATCTGGTGCGTCGTAGTGCCGCCGCCGCACTGCCCCCGACCCGACCCCCTACCGAAGGAAAGATATGATTAACCTAAACGACTCGCAGCGCACCCGCCTGCGCGATTTGGCCAAGGTGCGCGGGGACAAAAACTACCCCATCATGCCCAACGTGGCCTTGGAGCAGTACATCGCCGAGCTCCGGGACCAGTACCCCGAGGCCTTCCACAGCTCGTACCAGACCATGACCAAGCGCGTCTTCATGGACGAGCCCACCACGGTGACCGCCCACGCCCGCTTCGTGCGCCCGCGCAGCGCGTCGCCCTACCACATCGTGCTGGTGGCCGCATGACCCAGCTCAACCAACTCAGTGGCATCGAGCTGGCCGTCTACGCGGCCGGTAGCCAGGCCAAGCTGGCCGACCTCTTGGGCTGCAGCCAGCAGAACGTCAGCGCGTGGCTGCGCCGGGGCTGGGCCCCGGCTGAGCGCGTGGTGGAGATTGAGCAGGCAACGGGCGTGGACCGCAAGCTGCTGGTCAACCCCAAGCTGCGCGACCTGCTGACCCCACCCGAGGCCTTCTGATAGACTCCGCGTCCGAACCCGGCTAGGGGTGGGGTAGCTCCCCACGCCGAAAGCGCCTTATCCACGCCCGCCGTCGTTCCTTTCTCTGGATAGCAACTGGATAAGCAATGTCACAACCAAATCCCGACCTGCCGCCGATCGGCAAGGTCTTTAACGGCGGCAACATCCCCGCCGAGCTCAGGGCACTGCGCCGGTGGGCCGTGTGGAAGGCCGTGTGGAACGAGGGCCGCCAGAAGTACGACAAGATCCCCTACAGCCCCCAGCACTTCGGCCTGAGCACCAAGAAGGTCTCCGAGTGGGGTGACTTCGACACCGCCTCCAAGGTCCTCACCCTCAACCCCACGCGCTACTCCGGCCTTGGCCTGGTGCTCACCGGCATGACCGACGTGGTGGGCATCGACCTCGACAACTGCCGCAAGGACGGCCAGATCGCCCCGTGGGCGCGCGAGATCGTCGACGCCATGGGCAGCTACACCGAGGTCAGCCCCAGCGGCACGGGCCTGCGGATCCTGGCCCTTGGCGAGTTCCACACCGACTGGAACAACCACGACGTGGGCATCGAGGTGTACAGCGGCCACACGCCACGGTTCCTCACCATCACCGGCGACACCAAGCTGGCCCGGCCCATGGCCGCCGCCCGCCCCGAGGTGCTGCAGGGCCTGTTCGACGGCATGCGCAAGTCCACCATCAGCTCGGCCAACGTTATCCCGCTCGAGATGCCCGAGTTGGTCAACGAGCTGGCGCTGCCCGACGTGGCCGACATGCCCATCCCAGAGGCCACGCGCGACCTGCTGCTGCACGGGCCGGGCCCCGACGTCAGCGACCGCTCAGGCGCCCTGCACGCAGCCGGTGTGCAGCTCTACAGCGCGGGCTACGACGACGCCACGGTCCTGAGCATACTGGCGGCCAGCCAGCCGGTGATGGACATCGCCTTGGCCCACCGCCGGCAGGACCCCGACCGGGCGCTGGCTTACCTGTGGCTGGAGCACTGCACCAAGGCCAAGCCCAAGGCCACAACACCCACCGACATCCTGAGCGAGTTCGACGACGTCTCAGCCGATCTGGAGGTGATCGCAAGCGCAAAAAAGGCGGCGGCCGCGGCCGTCATTCACGAGAACCGATTCAACATCGAGACGACCGCGGAGTTCGTTGTCAGGCGCAAGGCGACGTGGCTGATCAAGGGCGTGCTGCCCCGGGCCAATTTTGGCGTGTTCTACGGTGCCTCAGGCAGCGGCAAGAGCTTCTTCGTGTTTGACCTGGCCGCGGCCATCGCCCGGGGCGTCGACTGGCGGGGTAAGCGCACCACCAAGGCCCGCGTGCTGTGGATCGCGGCCGAGGGCCAGGAAGACATGCGCAAGCGCGTGCACGGCTACTGCATGGCGCAGGGCATCGAGCCCGGCGACTTGGAGATGTCGTTCATCAGCGACGCGCCCGACCTGCGCAACCTGGTCGACGTCAAGGCCCTGATCAAGCAGATCAAGAAAAAGGGCGAGTTCGACCTGATCGTCATCGACACGCTCGCGCAGGTCATGCCCGGGGGCAACGAGAACAGCGGCGAGGACATGGGCATGGTCATGGGCCACTGCAAGGAGATCACGCGCGCAACGGGCGCTATGGTCGCCCCCGTCCACCACAGCGGCAAGGACGAGAGCCGGGGCGCCCGTGGCTGGTCGGGGCTCAGGGCGGCCTGCGACTTCGAGTTTGAGGTGATCCGCGTGGACGAAGATAGAGTCGCGACGGTGACCAAGATGAAGGGCGGCGAGGACGGCGCGGAGTACGGCTTTCGCCTGCAGACCGTGGTGGTCGGCCAGGACGAGGACGGCGACGCTGAGACGACCTGCGTGGTGTCGTACACGGACAGCAGCCGGGCGACCGTGGTGGCCGCTGCCGGGCCCAAGGGCGACAACCAGAAGGTCATCATGGACAACGCGGTTTCCATGATCGACCTCGCGGGCGAGGGGGTTACGTTCAATGAGATTGTTTCGGTGGTCTGGCCGCTGTACCCACGGGGCGACGAGACCAAGCGCGACCAGCGCAAAAACAACGTCGGACGGGACCTGCGGGGGCTCATTTCGAGCGGTTTTTTGGTCCAAAACGACGCCGGCGTGGTCAGTCTGCCCCAGAAAAAGACCTTGTAATTCTTTGCGTGTTTGTAAATAAATGCGTGCTTCAAATGCTTCAAAGTGCTTCAGAAGGCTTCAGAAGCAGTGCAAGTTGCTTCATTCGCTTCATCCCCCTTTAGGGGGTGAAGCGTGAAGCAGAAGTTTGAAGCACATGTGTGCAAAAAACAACAAACAAAAAATAAATAAAATTTTTTTTGCCTGAGGTGAAAAATACAATAAAACCGTTGTATACTTCATCCATCGCAGCAAACACTGCGATGCTTCTTAAACACAAACAAACGGAGTTTCAAAATGGCAAAAGCAAAACTGGTGGTGGAGTTGAACGAAAGCTCAGTGGACCGACTGGGCATGTTGTTGGCGCAGATCGCTGACCTGACCGCAGAGGCTGACGCGATCAAGGACGCGATCAAGAAGTCTGGTGAGAGCCGCGAGGGCGTGTTCTTCTCGGCATCGTTCGTTGACAGCGACCGCAAGATCTTCGACAAGGACTTCTTCATCGAGCAGCACGGCGCTGAGATGTACGACGACTACACCAAGAACATCGTGGTGCGCTCGGTGCGCGTCACCTCCCGTTAAACCCCCCGCCCCTTCGGGGGCATTTTTTGAAAGACCTGACCATGTTCCGTTACGCATCCTCTTCCAAGCAGTCCGAGTTCCGTTCGCAGCTGCCCCTGTCCAACGCCCAGATCGCCTACCACGCGCCCAGCGTGATGGCCACCGAGGCCCACGAGTCCCGCGGTGAGCGCTACAGCTTCATCCCGACCATCCAGGTGATCGACGGCCTGCGCTCCGAGGGCTTCGAGCCCTACGAGATCCGCCAGACCAAGGTCCGCGACGCCGGCAAGCGTGAGCACACCAAGCACATGGTGCGCATGCGTCACCACAGCCAGATCACCACCAAAGACGAGGTGCCCGAGATCATCCTGCTCAACAGCCACGACGGCAGCTCGTCTTACCAGATCCTGTCGGGCGTGTTCCGCTTCGTGTGCTCCAACGGCCTGATCGCCGGCGACATGTTCGACAACGTGCGCGTCCGTCATACCGGCAACGTCGTGGACGACGTCATCGAGGGCGCTACCCGGGTCCTCGAGGACGCAAAGCAGATCGGCTACCGCATCGACGAGTACAAGGGCATCACGCTGACCGGTGAAGAGCAGCGCGCCTTGGCCACCGCGGCCGTGCAGCTGCGCTGGGGCGACGAGGCACCGGTGCAGGCCACCCGCCTGCTGCAGGCCAACCGCTGGGAGGACCGCAAGGACGACCTGTGGACGACCTTCAACCGCGTGCAGGAGAACATGCTCAAGGGCGGCGTGCCCGGGCGCTCCGCAACCGGCCGTCGCACCACCACGCGGGCCGTGGGCGGCGTCACCGAGAACGTCAAGCTCAACAAGGCCCTGTGGACTTTGGCCGACAGCATGGCGGCCCTGAAGACGTCCCAGGCAGCCGACGCGTTCATCGCGAAGTACGAGCACGCGTACATGTAAACAACCCGCCCCTTCGGGGGCATTTTTTAGGAGATAGCCATGCAGACAGTAATTATCGGAAAGGCCCGCTACACCATACGCGACGACCGCGTTGGGTTCTTGGAGCAGGCGCTCAAGTGCACCGGCAAGCACAAGCCGGTGAAGGCCAAGGGCGGCGTGTCCCGCAACTTCCCCCGCTACGGTGCGCAGAGTAGCACCGCGGACTATGTCCGCGAGTACCACATCGCCAACGCCGGGGTCTACACGGCCACCGACGGTAGGGGCAAGATCTACGGGCACAAGGAGTACGTGCAGTCGGTCCTGGACATGTACCAGCCCCTGAGCACGGGCATCACGGTGCCCGAGGGCGTGGACAGCATGGAGGTGGAGGCATGAGCACCGCGGCCACAAAAACCCCCGCCAAACGGGCCAAAACGGCCGTTCCTGAGCCCGTGGCCGAGTACCGCATGCCCACAGAGGTTGCGGACTGGATCAAGCGCGCAGAGGCCCGTATCACGTTCATGGCGGCCCAGATTTTGGAGTTGAAGGAGACCAACGCGAAGCTGCGCAGGGCGAACAAGGTAATGGAGGCCCGGGTCATGGGCCAGTCACAGGAGTAAAGAATGGAAAAAGAACTGAGCCCCCTCGCCCGGCAGCTGCTGGGCACCAACAACCACGTAAAGTTTTACACCCAGCAGGAGTTCGACCAGGCGCTGGCCTTGGCCAAGGCCGAGATCATGGCGGTGGCCGTGCAGACCACCAAGCACGCCATCGCGATCGAGAACGAGGCCTGCGCAGAGCTGGCCGAGCAGTGCGTCGACATCGAGCAGCTGGCCGACAAGATCCGCAACCGATGGAAGCGGCCGACGGCACATTGAACTTTACAAAACTTTACAATTGAGCATGCCTCAAACTGTAACTTCGTGTTACAGTAGAGGCTCTTCAACACACACACACTGGAGTTCACCATGACCAAGACCCTTCTCGAAATTGCTGTCAGCCGCCTGCACAAGGCAGGATACCGCGCATCGCCGTCCAACATGTACGGTGGCTACATCACCGTGCTGGTGCCCGCGGACGGCGGACACAACCGCGTGACGATCCACCACACTGAGCTGTATTCCTTCCTGAATGCCCGCACGCCATGGAAGCACAACGCGCCCCTGAACCCTGAGTTCCGTGGCGCAGACCGCGCACGGATTGGCGAAGACTACTGATCAACCGAGCAGGAGAAACCATCATGCAAACCACCACTTTTACAGCACTTATTGCAAATAACGCATGGATTCTGCGTTTGGTTAATGGCCCTCATATGGGTCTTGAAGAGGTCAAACAGCATTGGCCTGAAGCTAAGTGGATCTTGCCCTTTCGCCGCAATGAGTGCGGTGATATTTGCGTTCAGTATGCAATTGAGGGCGAGGAGGCCATGAAGTATGGCTTCAAGCAAAATCAGAAATTTCAGTTTCAGGCATAAATCAAACGGGGCTTCGGCCCCCGTCTTTACAAAACTTTACAATTGACCCCAACAAATACAACAAAAGGGTTGTATACTTCGTCCATACCAACACACACTGGAGTAAAAAATGCACAACCCAATCACCGATTCCAAAGTCATCGGACGCGCACCGGACGGCTCGCCTTTGCGCACCTGGGCTGAAGGCTCACGCACCTTCGTCGAGACCTACGGCTACTTCACCGCAACATCTGGCACCCGCTACGGCGTGGTGCTCGTTGTTGAGACCACCGCCTAACACACCCACACAGGAGATCACCATGGACCACACCACAATCACCACAGAGATCGGCACCCGCGTCAGCGTGGACGCGTACGAGAACTGGGACACCAAAGGCGCCCCGGACAACGTCTGGCTCAGCATCGCTGTGCCCATGGCCAGCGCGAGCGTGGTGCTGACACCCGCCCAGGCCAAGGAGTTGGCCGCAACCCTGATCGCCTTCGCGGAGGCCGCATGAGCCGCGAGGAGTACCTGGCCCGGCGCGAGTGGCTGATGGACACCTACGGCTTCACGGGCCAGGAGGCCTTTGAGGCCGCGTACTACGACAACGACCCCGAGATGTGGGTCGGCAGCGAGTGGGAGGTGACGGCATGAACATCGACCGAATTCCAACCTGCGCGGTCTGCCGTAGGCCCGTGGACAGTTTCACCGTGGAGTACGACCCGACTCGGGATGTGCGAGTGTTCCGGGCGGACTGCCATGGGGAGACGCAGCAGGTGGCGCTCACGTCAGTGTTCATGCTGAACGCGGACCACGTAGAGATGGGCCTGGCGTTCGAGAGGTTGGCTTTGCGATAAACTCCGCCCCAACGCGCTGAGAGATGCGCTAAGGAGCAGAGTATGGCAACAGGAAAAAAATTGGGTCGTCCGCCGGGCGGCTCCATCTACCCCAACAAAGAGCTGATAAAGGACGAGATCGTCGCGTGGCTGTCTGAGGGCAAGACGCTGCGCGATTACTGCCGTCAGGAGGAGCGCCCGTCGTTCAAAACGATATACGATTGGGAGGCGCAAGACGCAGATTTCGCCACACGCATCGCGCGAGCTCGGGACATCGGCTCGGACTCCATCGCCGACGAGTGCCTTGCAATTATTGACGCGGAGCCCCTTGCGGTGTTCGACGAGGCCGGCAACAAGCGCTACGACTCCGGCAGCATCGCGTGGAACAAGAACCGCGCCGAGCAGCGCATCAAGCTGCTGGCAAAGTGGAACCCGCGCAAGTACGGTGACCGCACCGTGGTGGCCGGCGACGATCAGGCGCCTTTGGTAACCGAGGTCAAGTTCGACATATTCGGCGAGCTGCTGAAGAACATCGCGCTCACGCGCCAGGCCAATGACTGACAGGGTACCCATGCCGGAAATAGTCTGGGGCGAGTTCTGGACCCCGCCGGTGGACGACGACTTACCTATACCCGAGGGCGTAGAGTTTGACCCAGAAACCGGGCGCTACCGGCGCGCTTTGGACAAAACGGCGCGCAATGCTTGGCTGCAGCGCGAGATGTCAGACATTCGAGCGTGGCTGAAGGTGGCGCAGTGAGCCAGGTCGCCGAGCTGCTGCAGGACCCCGCGGTCCGCGAGAAGTACGCCAAGCTGCCCGACACGATGCGCACCGCCTTCGACTGGCGGGCGCGGTGGCTCATGAAGGCGCACAAGTTCCAGCTTGAGCCCATGGACCAGCCTTGGTCGATCTGGCTGATGCTCGGCGGCCGCGGCTCGGGCAAGACGCGCACGTCGGCCGAGACCATCGGCTGGTGGGCGTGGGAGCAGCCCGGCACGCGGTGGCTGCTGGCGGCCCCCACCGGCTCGGACATCCGGGCGACCTGCATTGAGGGCGAGTCAGGCCTATTGGCCGTCATCCCGCCGACGCTGGTGGAGAAGTACAACAGCTCGCTGCACGAGATCACGCTGGTCAACGGCTCGCTGATCAAGGGCATCCCGGCGTCTGAGCCCGAGCGCTTTCGCGGCGGCCAGTGGCACGGCGCATGGTGCGACGAGCTCGCGGCGTGGGACTACCTGCAGGAGGCGTGGGACATGATCCAGTTCGCGGTCCGACTGGGGCAGCACACGCGCATCATCTGCTCCACCACGCCCAAGCCCAAGCCCGTGGTCATGGACCTGATCGACCGCAACGGCGACGACGTCGTGGTGACCACCGCGTCGACCTACGTCAACATCAAGAACCTGGCCCCGTCGTTCCAAAAGCAGATCCTGCAGTACGAGGGCACCAAGCTCGGCCGCCAGGAGATCCACGCCGAGATCATTGACCCGGAGGAGTCGGGCATCGTCAAGCGCGACTGGTTCCGCCTGTGGCCCAACGGCCGGCCCTTCCCCAAGTTCGAGTACGTGGTGCAGAGCGTGGACTGCGCGGCCTCGGAGAAGACGCACAACGACCCGACGGCGCACATCACCTTCGGCGTGTTCAAGCCCGAGGACGGCGGCATGTGCGCGATGGTGATCGACTGCTGGCAGGACCACCTGCAGTACCCCGACCTGCGCCCGCGCATCCTGGACGAGTACGAGACGGTGTACGGCGAGGGCCGCGAGAAGAAGCGCGTGGACCTGCTGCTGATCGAGGACAAGAGCGCCGGCATCAGCCTGCTGCAGGACCTGCGCCGGGCCGGCGTGCCCGTGCAGGCCTACAACCCGGGCCGGGCCGACAAGATCCAGCGCCTGTCCATCGTGGCCAACATCATCAAGGCCGGGCGCGTCTGGATCCCCGAGTCGGGCAACCGCAAGGGCTTCGTGCGCGACTGGGCCGAGGGCATGGTCAGCCAGGTCTGCAGCTTCCCCGAGGGCACGGCGCACGACGACTTTGTTGACGCCATGAGCCAGGCTCTGCGATACTTGCGCGACGCGGGGTGGCTGACCATTGACTTCCCGCGGGAGTGGGTGGACGAGGAGGACTACGCCGACGCCAACCCGCGCAAGAGGGAAAACCCATACGCGGTATAAAATGCCCGCAAACCACGCAGGACCCAGCCATGGCCAAGAGACCCTACCGCGACCCGAAGACCACCAAGATCGAGGACTGGATCTGGCACCCCATGGAAAACATCCGCCAGCAACTCAGCACCCGACGCGAGCTGCCCGAGCACGTGATGCCCTACGCCGAGCACATGCAGCAGATGGCCAGCAAGGCGCAGGCCGGGCAGATCAGCCCCCGCGACCTGATCAAAGCCTACACCATCACGCAGGCCAGCATCGGCCGCGGGGGCCTGAGCCACGCCACGGCCACCAAGAACGGCATGAAGCTGCAAGACACCGGCGAAGAGTTCCGCCCCGAGGGCGTGTTTGCCGAGTGGCTGGGCTCGCCTGAGGGCCAAAAATACTTGGACGACGCCGAGCGGGGCAAGGTCAACGCCCGGTCAATCCGGGACGTCGTCGCCAAGTTCTCCCCCTTCGGCAAGCAGAACGTGCAGGGCGAGGCCATGGAGTACGCGGCCCAGCACCTGCCCCAGCAGACCGCGGCGGCCAACGCCGCGCTGACCGGGTCGCTTGAAGACTACCGCAAGTTTGCCCGGGCAATCCACGGCATCAACAGCGCCAAGAGCGGGTTCATCGGCTCGCTGCTGGGCCGTGGTGACCAGCCCACGCTGGACGCCCGCCAGATCGCCCTGCACTCGCTGTACCACCCGACCAAGGTGGCCCAAAGCGTGATGGACCGCGGCAACGGCCTGGGCGGCGAGGAGGCGGTGGACCGCCTGACAGCCCGGCACAACGACCTGGGCTACACCATCCCGCCCGAGCTGGCGCCCTTCGCCCAGCACCTGATCCACCACGACATCTGGGACCAGCGCGGCGAGAACGGCCCGACCAAAACGACGCACGAGGACCTGATCCGGGCCATGCGCGGCTACGCCAAGGGTGGAGACGTGGAGCCCACCCCCGAGCAGATGCGCGAGATGCTGGCCCAGCACGGCTACATAGAGCACACACCCAAAAAACCTCATGCCGCCGTTGGCCAGCGCTATGACGTAGACCAGGCATACGGCCTTGCCCCAAAAAACGACGTGGACTTAGAGAAGCACAAGGGCGCTAGTTTGATGGTCATGCCGTGGGACAGCACCAGCCGCAACGTGCAGGTGCGCAGCATATCCGGCCACGAGCTGCCCGAGCACATTACCACGCACGGCGGCCAGGACTACGCCCGTGACCTTGAGCACATCCTGCAGGGCATCGCAGGCGCATCAAACGAGGGGATAGCCAAACGTATTGCTGCCCGCGAAATGCAGGCCCGGATAGAAAATCTCGGCCAAGGTGGCACCGGTGAGATATTGCACATGCCCATTACCATGGGCGAGCGTGGCGAAGACTTTTCCATGACACCCACCGAGATCCTGCACCAGTTGGTAATGCGCGGCATGCTGCCGCCAGAGGAATTGGAGCGCATGAACAACGAAATCCGCGCGCACAAAATAATTTTGAACAAAAAATCCGTCCAACCCTTTGGGGGTTTTGTTGGCCTAGAGCACCCCGAGTTTGACCAGCAAATAGTCACAGGCAAAGGCGTCGACACGACAGCAGGAAACCTGCGCAAGGCCATCGTAAACCGCGTTGGCTACCTGAAGCACAACCAAAAGGCGCTGGACTTCAACATTGAAGACCTGGTCAACGCGGTCACCGACCCCACGTTGCGCGGCGTGCCCAAGGGTTACATCGGCAACACGGTCATTGGCAGCGACCCCGACCACATGACGCTGACACCGTCCAGCAATAAGGCGTACGACACCAACTTCTCCGGCCAGTACCTGGGCACGCTTGGCCACAGTTTTCCGGCCGAGGTGTTATTTGAAAAAGTTCTGCAGCAACTCCAGTCAAAGCACACTGGGAAAAAAGGGAATCTTCGTAACATGGCGTTGGGGGACCTTGAAAAGAGCAAAGCAAACGTATCCCAGATCTTGGACAACGAGACGCTGGACCGCTACGGCAAGTACCTGATGGCGCGCGACAAGAAGATCCGCACCGGCCATTACGCCGAGGGCGGTGAGGTCAAGAACGACGAGCCCAGCCACGACGAGATGCTGGCGCACATCATGCTCAAGGGCGTCAGCAGCCTGAAGGACGTCGGGGCCAACGAGGCGCCCAACATGCCGGTCAAGACCTACGTGCCAGCGGGTCCGGGCAAGGGCTTTCCCATCGGTGGCGTAGACTTCCAGCCCCAGCAGCCCGGCCAGCAGATGCTGCCTGGCCAGCCGCAACAACCTAGCCAACCGCAACAGCCCGGCCAGCCGCAACAGCCCGGCCAGCAAGCAGCGCCAGCACCACAGGGCCCACAGCAACCCCAGCCGCCCAGCAACATCCTGCAGATGACGCGCCAAGGCCAGACCATGAACGCGATCGCACCGCCCCAGCCGCAAGCCAAGATGGCAGGCGGCGGATCAACCCCGCCGTCGGTGGAGGAGATGCGCCGGGCCATTGCCAGCGCGGCCACGTCGGCGGGCATGAAGGCGCCCGTGACTAACACGCGCAATATGATGACCCTGCAGGACACCCACCAGTCGCTGCAGGACAGGATTCGCGGGGGCGCTGCCGACATGCAGAACATGATCGAGTCCATGCCGTTTAAGTACGACGTGGGGCACGACGTGTTTACCGCCCACAGCGCCAAAAACAACCTGCCACCGTTCAAAGTGATCCGCAGGGCATTGGTGGGGAATTCCCCCATGCGTGAGGACCACCCAACGCTCGGACCAAACATGGGCAAGTTCATCAAGGACCCGGCAACCGGCAAGACCAAACGCACACCATACGAGCCGGGCTATGACGTTCGCAGGGAGCACAAAGGCGAGGTGCACAAGATGCGCATCCCCGAGTCCGCAATTGTTGACAAGCTAGCAGGCGGCGGCACGGTCAAGGACTACATCACCATCACGGAGCGCCCACTATGAGCGGAATGTACTCACCCATTAACCGCGCTGCGGAGTCCATCACCCGCCCCAAGGGCACCGGTGCTGAGTACATGGCCGAGCTGCAGAAGAAGCCCGGCTACAAGCCCGCTGAGGCGCAGGACCGCGACCTGCAGGCGCTCATGGCGCTGCCCCAGATGGCGCGTGCGGCCTTCATGGAAAAGCTCAAAGCGCAAAAGAACAAGTACCCGCTCAAGCAGCGAGAGCTGACCGGCAGACAGACGCACCACGAGGACTACACCCTACCCGGTGGTGAAAACTACCGCGAGATCCTGCTGCACACACCAATGCCCGAGGGCGGAGGCTTCCTCGGCGTGCCGCACCACTTTGGCGGCACACCCAATATCCTTGCCAGCATTCGCGTCAAGGATCGCACCACGCCAGAAGGCAAGAAGATGCTGCACCTTGAGGAGATCCAATCCGACTGGCACCAGCACGGGCGCGAAGAGGGGTATCGACCCGCAACGTCCGAAGATGATGTTCGCAAAGCATATAACGCTCAACCACACAACGCAGTGCCGTTTGATGAGTTGCTTCCCGCCGACAAAGCGTACGAAATCCAACAATACGAAAAATCCCAAAAAGGCGTCCCTTACGGCCCCCACGCCAAGGACTGGCACGAATTGGCGCTCAAGGCCATGATCCAGCACGCCGCCGAGAACGGCTACGACCAGATTGCCATCACGCCCGGCGCGGAGCAGGCCAAGCGGTATGACTTGAGCAAGCACGTTGGACGTATCACGCACATGACGCATCACGATGATCCTGATAGCGGCATTTTGTTTGCTTTTGATCCATCTGGTCACCAGATAATAGAAAAACACAACGTGCCCCATTCCCAACTTCCTGAGTACATTGGCAAAGAAGGGGCGCAAAAATTATTAGGGCAAAAGCCAGATGAACATGGCTACCGTGAATTAAAAGGCCAAAACCTTGAAGTTGGTGGCGAGGGCATGAAAGGCTTCTACGACCGAATGGTGCCCAGCTTTCTGAACAAGTTCGGCAAGAAGCATGGCGTGCAGGTGCAACCGGGTGCAATTGACACAGGGGAAAATCCACATGAGGTGGTGATGGATTACTCCGACCCCAAAAATATGTACGCGGTTCGCCCCGAGGGCTCTTCAAACGTGGTGTCACGGCATTTTTCAATGCACGATGCCTACAAGGCCGCAGCAAAACTTGGGCAGTCCCCACTACACACATTCGACATCACCCCAGCCATGCGCGAGGACGTGCTCAAGAACGGCATACCGCGCTACGATAAAGGTGGCGAGGTCAAGCCAACGCACGAACTATTTCACGGAACCAACAAAGAATTCAAAAGTTTTGATAAAGACAAAAGCCATATTGTCAATGGTGTATGGCTGACACAGGACAAAAACTACGCAAATTGGATGGCTCGTGAAAGAGCAAAGCAAGAAAAAGGAACTGCCCCAAGGGTATTACGGGTTAGCGCGTACCACAATAACCCCATGTATTTTGATATTTTGGCAGAAGGCAAAAAAGTTGCGGAACAAATTGGCGAACCAGCACCAAAAAACGCTTACGAGGCACAGGAGTTGCTATCGGGGGGAATGGGTTGGGATAATGTCGTTGACAATTTAGTGCATGAAGCTAAAACAAAAAAGCACGATTCCTTAATAATCCATAATTTTAATGATAATTGGCACAGCGACCCGAATCAAACCACAACAGCCCATGTAGTGTTTGATCCTAATAAGTTAAAAATAATTGACCAGCAAAAATACGCCGAGGGCGGCGTCGTCCACAAATCCGGCGGCGGGTCGATGTACCCAACCATCCAGGAGATGATCCGGCACCTGCAGCAGGCCGGGCGCACGCCCATTGTGCCCGCACCCAACCGCTGGTTTGCGGATCCGGTAAAGCACCCCTTCCAGCAAAAGATGATCGAGCGCGTGCTGGCGCAGACTGGCCAGGGGCGCGAGGGTTTCCCGTCGGGCTCTTACATCAACCCGCAGACGGGCGAGCCCATGGACTTTGACATCATGCACGACCTGGGCGTGGCAATCGACCCCGCCACCGGGCGGCCAATGATGTCGGGCGTCAAGTCGGACCTGACATCCATCGACCCCAAGTACGGATCCATCACCCGGAGCAATTTGGTGCGCAAGGGCCTGTTCAAGCACGAGGGCGGCGACGACTTGCTCAAGAACATTGCATTCCTCGCGACGATCGAGAAAGGCGGCAAGGGCCACCACTACGGCCTGTCGACGCACTACGCATCACCCGCAGAGCTGGTGAACACAATGACCGGCCAAAACCCAACGCTGCGGCCGCACAGCCGCGGTGACATCTTTGGCGTGGGCGACGAGGTTGGGCGCATTTCTATCCAGGGCAAACACCACCCGGTCTATGAGAAGTTGCTGGTGGCGCCCACAGGCTCGGACGTGCAGGGCGTGAAGTTGCACAAGGCTAAGGGCGGCAAAGTTTCCGGTGAAACCAAAGCAGAGTTCATCAGCAAAAGCAAAGTGCCTGACGTGCTGTACCGTGGTGGTATCGGGCACCCAGATATGTCGGAAGACTTTTTGAAAGGCAAAGCACGGCCAGGTTACTCTACCTTTGCCTCTACGTCTCCGCACGTCGCTGGAAGCTACGCGCATCCTGATTGGGATCAATCGTGGGGTACCCAAGACCTGGTCGGCGCAATTGCGCCTATGCACATCAAGGTGCATACGGTGCATGAGTTTCCGGTGACCACCAATAAGCATGGGTCTCGCCAATTTAGCAAATTTGAGTTTGATCGACGCGCTCAACAACTGGAGCCCGGCCATGCGTTGGTGGCGCGGCAAGTGTTTGACATGGGCCCGCGAGCTAGTGTCAAAACTGATCCTGACAAGCTGTACAGTTACCCTAGCGACATATACGCTTGGAACAACGGCACCGAAGTGAAGTCCGCTTTTGAGAAAGCCAAAGGCGGCTCCATCAAAGCTAAAGTTACAATGCCGCCCAGTATGGACACGATGCAGTACGAGCTGATCAACAGGAAAGCAAAATAATGGCCGACACCTACGACAACGGGGACGACGACATGGACCCTGAGCTGAACGAAGACGGGTCCGCGGACGTTGAGCTGCCAGAGGACGTGTCTGACGTCACCGAGATGCCCGACGGCTCGGCGGTGGTGCACCTGCCGGAGACAACCGGCCCAGAAGAGACGCCCGACTTCTACGCCAACATGGCCGAGGAGATGGACAGCTACGAGCTCAACACGCTCGGCATGCGCTACGTCAGCCTGCTGGAGAAGGACAAGAACGCCCGCGAGGAGCGCGACAAGCAGTACGAGGAAGGCCTACGGCGCACTGGCCTAGGCAAGGACGCCCCCGGCGGTGCCAACTTCCTTGGCGCAAGCCGCGCCGTGCACCCGGTCATGGCCGAGGGCTGCGTTGACTTTGCCAGCCGCGCGATCAAGGAGCTGTTCCCACCAGATGGCCCGGTGCGCACTAAGATCATTGGCAAGGTCGACGAGCTTAAGCAAGAGCGCGCCGAGCGCAAGCGCGACTTCTTGAACTGGCAGATTACCGAGCAAATCGAAGAGTTCCGCGACGAGCAGGAACAGATGCTCACCCAGCTGCCGCTTGGCGGCTCGCAGTACCTCAAGCTGTGGTACGACGAGCAAAAGAAGCGCCCGGTCATCGAGTTCCTGCCCATCGACCGCATGATCCTGCCGTTTGCGGCCAGCAACTTCTACACCGCCCAACGCGCGGCCGAGGTGCACGAGATCACCGAGTGGGAATACGACCGGCGCATCGCCAGCGGCATGTACAAGGACGGCTCGCACGTCACCTCCGGCAACGAGCCCGAGCAGACGCGCGCGCAGAAGGCCAACGACAAGATTGAGGGCCGCAAGTTCCAGGACAACGACGACGGCCTGCGCAAGGTGTTCCACATCTATACCTGGCTGGAGCTGGAGGACGACCGGCAATCCAAGGGCGAGATGGCCCCCTACATCATGATGGTGGACGAGCAGTCCAGCGAGGTGATCGGCCTGTACCGCAACTGGGAAGAGGGCGACGACACGATGACCAAGCTCGACTGGATCGTCGAGTTCAAGTTCATCCCGTGGCGCGGCGTGTTTGCCATCGGCCTGCCCCACCTGATCGGCGGCCTGAGCGCGGCCCTGACCGGCTCCCTGCGCGCGCTGCTAGACAGCGCCCACATCAACAACGCGGCGACCATGCTCAAGCTCAAGGGTGCCAAGATCAGCGGCCAGACGCAGCAGATCGAGGTCACTCAGGTGGCCGAGATCGAGGGCGCGCCCGGCGTAGATGACATCCGCAAGATCGCGATGCCCATGCCCTTCAACCCACCCAGCGAGACGCTATTCAAGCTGTTGGGCTGGCTGGACAGCGCGGCCAAGGGCGTGGTCACCACGTCCGAGGAGAAGATCGCCGATGTCAATGCTAACGCTCCGGTAGGTACTACCCAAGCGTTGATTGAGCAGGGCGCTGCCGTCTACTCCGCAATCCACGCGCGCCTGCACCAGTCGCAGGCTCGCCTGATCAAGGTGCTGTGCCGCCTGAACCGCTGGCACTTCAAGGAAATGCGCAAGGGCGACATGGTCGCGGACCTTGAGATCGAGCGCGAGGACTTCGAGCGCAACACCGACGTCATCCCGGTCAGCGACCCGCACATCTTTAGCGAAACCCAGCGCATGGCGCAGATGCAGGCCGTGTTGGCCCGCGCGGACGCCAAGCCAGACCTGTACGACGCCAAAGCCGTGGAGGAGCGTTTCCTCAAGCAGATCAAGATTCCCAACGTCAGCGAGCTGCTCAAGGACGTGCCCGAGCCCGAGCAGCGCACTTTGGCCGACGAGAACGCGGCGATGTCCATGGGCCACCCGGCGTATGCCTACATGCAGCAGGACCACATCGCGCACATCCAAGGCCACCTAATGTTTGGCCTAGACCCGAGCTTTGGCGGCAACCCGCTAATCGCGCCAAACTACCAGCCCAACGCGATTGAACACATCAAGCAGCACATTACGCTGTGGTACCTCAACCGCATGAACGGCTACGTCATTAACCTGCGCGGCGGCAAGCCGGTGGACGACTATGAAAATCCGCACCTGACCGCCACCATCGACAAACTGTACGCCACCGTCGGCGAGCACGTCGCGTTGGACGGCCAGATGGTGTTCCAGCAGATCCTGCCGCAACTTCAACAGATGCAGCAGGCAATGCAACAGAACAAGCCACAACCCCAACTGCCGCCCGATGCCCAGGTGGTCAAGGACACCGCGATGGCCGAGACCCAGCGCAAAGCGGCCAAGGACCAGCAGGAGATGCAGCTCGCCCAAGCCAAGCTGCAGGACAGCCAACAGCGCACCCAGGCCGAGATGCAGGCCAACGCGCAGAAGGCCCAGCAGGACACGCAGGTCAACATGCAGAAGGCCCAGCAGGACGCCCAGCTCAAGATGCAGGACCTCCAGGCAACGTCTCAGGCCAAGCTGCAGGACACGCAGGTCGATATCCAAGCACGCGAGCAAGAGTCCATGCGCAATGCGCAACTACAATTGGAACTAGAGCGCATGCACGACCAGACGCAGATTGACATTACAAACGCAAAGTTAACCCACGAAACCATACAGAGTATGGTCCAACCCCAAGGAGCTCCAGATGGCAACCTCGAATAACTCTCAGACCGGCGAGCTGGTCAAGCAACACCACCGCCTGGCCATGGGTGAGAAGCTCAACGGCCAGAGCCTGCAGCCCAAGGGCGGCACCAGCAAGCCCGCTGGCGGCTTGAGCGCGCTGGCCAAGAAGAATAAGTGATCTCTGAACTTATTCACCAGATCCAGGTCAGGCAGGCGGAGCTTCGCCTGGCGCTGGTTCAAAACCCCGTGGGCGACCACGCTACATACACACGCATCGTTGGTGAGTACCAGGGCCTGCAATGGGTAATGGACGCACTAAACCAAAAACTCGCTGAGAACGAATAAGGCAGCAATGCCCCAAGCCGCGCTGAGATATGCGCATTTTCAAACCTGAAATATGGTTTTTGTCGATAGGAGTGAGTATGAGCGAGAAAGAAAAGATACCTACCATTGGTGGTGTCCAACAAGAGTCCGACCCAACTGAGCTGGCGTGGGCATTTCCAGACGTTTTACCCGGGCAAGCCCCGCTAGGTGGCCGCGTCATTGTCCAACTTCGCCGCATCAAGAAAAATGCCGGAAAGATTATCCTGGTCGAGGAGACCAAGGAGAATGAGAAGTGGAACAACATGATCGGCAGGGTGGTCGCGATTGGTCCTTTGGCCTACCGCAACCGCGACACCATGCAGGTGTGGCCCGAAGGAAGTTGGGCTGAGATCGGTGACTACGTGCGCGTGCCTCGGTGGGGCGGGGATCGCTGGGAGCGACCCGTGCTTAACGAAGAAAACGGCGACCTGAACCCGGTCCTGTTCATGACAATCAACGACCACGAGGTGATTGCGAAGGTCACTGACGACCCGTTGTCATTTAAAGCCTACGTTTAAGGAAATACCATGGTTACAAATACCGAAAAAGATGATGTTTTGCACGTGCAGGAAGGCCAAGACGGCACCGCCACGGTAGAACTGCCTGAGGGCATCCTGCCCCAAGACGACAACAACGACGATAAAACGCCCAATAACGCCCAATCCGACGACGGAAGCGATGACGACCACCCGGACGACAGCGACGCGGTGCGCGCAGCACGCCGCGCACGCCGCCGGTCCAAGAAAGACCTCATCCGCAAGACCAACGAAGAGAAGGATATTCGCCTGCAGGCCATCCAACGCGAGAACGAGGAGCTGCGAAACCGGCTTTCGCGCGTGGAACAGAAGACTCAGGCTTACGACGTGGGCCGAATTGAGAAGGCAATTGAGGACCAGCAGGTGCGCATGGAGTATGCGCGCATGAAATTGGCCGAGGCAACCGGTTCTGGTGACGGCGACGGCGCTGTAAAGGCGCAGGAACTGCTTTACGAGGCCCGAGACAGCCTTCGGCAGCTCGATGCCCTGCGCAGGCAGGCAAATCAGCCCGCGCAACCCGCGGCTCCGGCCGTAGATTACACCGTGCAACGCCACGCGACCACCTGGATTGAGCGAAACTCATGGTACAAACCCGATTTATCGGATACTGACAGCAAAATCGCAAAAGTAATCGACGAAGACCTCGTAAAAGAGGGCTGGAACCCCGGAACTGACGATTATTGGGACGAATTAGACTCCCGCTTGCAAAAAAGATTGCCGCATCGCTATAATGATTCGTCAGATAAACGTGATACCGACCGACGAACACCAAGGAACACCGTGGGAAGCTCAGGACGTGAAGCATCAGCCGCATACGGGGGCACAAACCGCACCTTTACCCTCACCGCTGAACAAGTGCGTGCGATGAAGGACGCGGGTATGTGGGATAACCCCGAAAAACGCGCAAAGATGATCAAACGATACGCAGCAGAATCCCGTAACAATTCCCGGAGTAACTAATCATGACCGAATCACGTCTCAAAAAATCTCTCAATGCTGGTGGACGCCAAGATCGCGCAAGCGAGGACGCAACCCGCGCAGCACCCGAAGATAAGTTCATTTCAACGCAGGAACGTCGCAAGATGTGGAGCGAAGAGTGGACGCAATCAGCACTGCCCAAACTGCCCACATTTGACGGGTGGCATCTTTGCTGGCTTTCAACATCCAACAGCTACGACTCCATTGATAAGCGGATTCGCCTAGGGTACGTTCCAGTTAAATCTGAAGAGTTACCGGGTTATGAAGACTATCGTGTAAAGGCCGGCGAGCATGTTGGTTACATTTCCTGTAACGAGATGTTGCTGTTCAAGTTACCCATGGACGTTTACCAAGAGATCATGATGCACATGCACCACGATCAACCCATCGAAGAGGCGGAGAAAATTCGCGTCCAGGTGGAACAACTCCAAGGTGCACGCGACAGCAATGGTAAATCGTTGGTAGGCGTTGAAGGCGAAGGATTGGGCAATTTTGATAGGCAACCAAACAAACTACCGGTATTTGCCGGTTAACTAAGGAGTTAATATGAGTGCTACCTCTGCTCCGTTTGGCCTTCGCCCCGCGTTTCACCCTTCGGGTCTGGATCGCGCACAAGCGCTGGCTGGCGGTATTACATCGGGTTATGCAACCCAAATCTTGAAGGGCCAACCCGTTGCCTACTCGGCTTCGGCAGGTGTCATCGTTCCCCTCACTACCGCCCCTGCTGCTGGCTCTGCCGTAGCCTGGTCCGGTGCCTTTGCTGGCGTTGAGTGGACCGATACCACCGGTCGTCGTCGCGTGTCCAACTACTGGCCCGCAAGCACCGCGTACCAAACTGGTTCGTGCGTCGCTTATTTCTACAACGACAACAACATCGTTTACGAAATCCAAGCAGACGGTTCGATGGCTCAAACCACAATTGGTAACGAGTACAACTTCACCAATACCACCTCTGGTTCTTCCACAACCGGTCTGTCGCAATGCACTTTGGGTGCTTCGACTGCTGCTGGTAACGGTACCCAAGGCCAAATGCGCGTGGTTGATCTTAGTCAAGCGGTGGATAACGCGTGGGGCGACGCCTACACCGTTGTTCGTGTCGTTAACGCGCAGTCGCAGTTCTTCGGCGCTTTCACTGCTATCGCATAAGGAGAATAAATAATGGCTGCACCAATGAGAAGTACGGACTTTCGTTCAATCGTCGAACCGATTTTGAACGAATGCTTCGACGGCGTTTACGACCAACGCGCTGATGAATGGTCTCGTGTCTTCCGCGAGGAAGACGGTATCCCCCGCAACTACCACGAAGAACCCGTCCTTTACGGTTTCGGCGCGGCACCCCAACTGCCTGACGGCACCCCGGTGACGTACCAACAAGGTGGCGTGTTGTTCCTGAAGCGCTATGTCTACAAGGTCTACGGTCTGGCTTTTGCCTTGACCAAGGTCCTGGTGGAAGACGGCGACCACATCCGCTTGGGCCAAGTGTACGCACGTCATTTGGCACAGTCGCTAGTGGAGACCAAGGAACTGCTGTCCGCTAACGTCTTGAACGTGGCATTCAACAGCTCCTACCCCGGTGGCGACGGCGTGCCTTTGATCAGCACCGCCCACCCCATCGTGAACGGTACCTTCAGCAACCAGTTGGCCACCGCCGCTGTTCTGTCCCAGACATCTCTTGAGCAGATGCTGATCCAGATCCGCCAGGCAGTGGACAACAACGGCAAGCGTATCCGCTTGGTGCCACGTCAGTTGGTCGTTGCCCCCGGCAACGTGTTCCAAGCTGAGGTGCTGCTGAAGTCGGTCCTGCGCACCGGCAACGCCAACAACGACATCAACCCGGTGAAATCCATCGGCTTGTTGGATGAGGGCGCTGCCGTTCTGTCTCGCTTGACCAGCGCCAACGCATGGTGGGTCCAGACCGATGCACCCGAGGGCTTCAAGCTCTTGATGCGTCGTCGTCTGGAAAAGACCATGGAAGGCGACTTCGAGACCGACTCGATGCGCTACAAGGCTACCGAGCGTTATGATGTGGGCTTCACTGACCCCCGTTGCGCTTACGGCACACCTGGTATCTAATACCAGCAAAGGCCTTGGCGGGGGGCCTTAATCCCCCGCCCCATTTTTAACATCGGTCAAACTTTTCAAGGAGCAGACCATGCCTCAATTCGCAGATGACATCTTTCTGGGCGGTAACAACGGCCAGACCTACATGGGCACCGGCAACTACCCTGCCACGTCCGTATTTACCGGCCGTATTGCTACGACCACCCTTACCGTATATTCGACCCAGTCCGGTGACCCTTTGGTAGTTGGCCAGTACATTACCGGCTCTAGCGTAACCGCCAACTCCTACATCACCGCTGACCTCGGACAGGATAGCTCTGGTCGCAATACTTATACCCTGTCTCAGTCATCTACCGTGTCGTCCAACACAACTATGACGGCCGCTGGCAACGCCTTGCTGGGCGATCCTTCGCCGATGTCTTTGGGCGTTGGTCCTTTGGGCCGCATCTACGTGTTTGACACCGTGCCCCAGACCCTGCAGGCCGCAAACATCGCTGCATCGCAAACTCAAACTGCTGCAGGCGCGTTGACCCTGACTGCCGGTACCTCGGCTCGATCTGTGACCCGCAGCGATGGCACCACGGTGATTCAGTTGGACGTTCCTCGTGCAACCAGCGTCACGACCGGTACAGCAACCGGAACGGCTTTGGCTGGCGTGGCCACGACTGGCACCGGCGGCCAGATCTCGTTCACGTCTAATACCAGCGTGTACACCGGCCAGTACGTGACCGTGTCTGGCACCGCAGGCGGTACCGGTTCGATTACTGGCTACAGCAACCCTACGACCTACATCCTGTCTGCCGTAACCGCTACTACCGCGACCCTGTTGACCACCGCAAGCGGTGCTGTTGCATCTACCGCGGGTACGATTACTGGCCTGACCTTTACCCTGGGCGCGGCTCCCCGCGCTATGACGGTTGCGGGCTACGACTACTACGGCCAGGCCATGAGCGAGGTTATCACCAGCAGCTCTTCGGTCAGCACCGCAGTCAGCGGCAAGAAAGCGTTCTACCAGATCTCTTCTATCACCAGCGCAGGTGCAACCGGAACTGCGGTAACCGCAGGAACCACCGACGTGATTGGTTTGCCAGTCCGCGTGACGGACGCAGGCTACGTGATCAAGGTGGGCTGGAACAACGCCCTGCTGCAGAATGCTGGTACCTTCACGGCCGCCGACATGACATTGCCAGCTACCACTACCACAGGTGACGTGCGCGGCACATTCTTGCCTACCACAGCCTCTGATGGCACCAAGCGTTTGGTCATGTCCATCGCTGTGCCCGGTATCGCAGTCGGACCCAATGCAACCCGCACTGGTGCCCTTGGTGTAACCCAAGCCTAAGGAGTGAAATACCATGGCAACAAAGAAATCTAGCGGCGGTTTCGCCCAGATGCCTAAGATGATGACCAATGAGCCCTCGGCCATTCTGAAGCTGAAAAAAGGTGGCCACGTAGCTTCGGCTCACAAGGACGAGCATGGCCACACCAACATGAAGGGTGATGCCTTCAAGGCCAAGTACGCCATGGACAAGGCAGAAGATGGCGCGGCTCCCAAAAAGCCGTCCATGGCCGAACGTCGCAAAGCGATGTCCGGTGCCCTGCTTAACTCCAAGAAGGGTGGCAAAGTTGCAAAGCATGAAGATGCCGCGCAGGACCGCGCCATGATCAAGAAGGCCCTGGCAGGCAAGAAGTTTGCTGCTGGCGGCACCATTAAGGGTAATGCTGGCAAGTTTGCTAAGACCAAAGTCGTTGACGGTGACAAAAAAGACACCGCCAAGGGCACCGGTGTTGTGAAGATGGGCAAGCCCGCTGGTTACAAAACCGGCGGAACCATTGAAGGCAACGCTGGCAAGTTTGTCAAGACCAAAGTGGTTGGTGGCGACAAGACCGACAAAGCACACGGTACCAAGGGTATCAAAGAGGGCCAGCCTGCTGGTTTCAAAAAGGGCGGCAAGATTGGTTGGGAAAATCGCCCAGCCGATGATGGCGACCATTTTGACCCGGCTCATGGTACTGGTGGCGTGCGCGAAGGCAACGCTGGCGGCTACAAAAAAGGCGGTGCTGCAAAAAAGCATTTTGCCACGGGGGGCAGCGTTAATGATGCTGGCCGCGCCGTGGCAATGCCCCGCAAACCTGTGTCTCGTCCCGTAGCAAACAGCTTGCAATCTGGCACCTTCAAAAAAGGTGGCAAGGTCAAGAAGTATGCTGATGGCGGTAATGTTAGTGGTGGCATGGGCGGCACGGGTGGTACTACGCCGATGGATTACGCAATATCATCAAACCAATCTGCGTCAGTGCCGGGCGCACCTATAGGTGCAACTTTTGATGGCCCGGCACCGATGAATCCTTTTGGAGGCATGAATCCCAACATCGGCAAACCCGGCGCAACAATCATGCCAACCATGGGAACAACTTCGCCAGTTCCCGCTGACCTGCAACAACAAGGACAGCAAGCGGCAATGCAGAAAGCGGCAATGCAGCAAGCGGCAATGCAGCAACCACCTATGAGTCAGCAGCAGCTAATGCAGCGTGCCCCAATGGGTGGCTTTGGTGGTATGCGCCCCCCAATGGGCGGAATGCGTCCTCCGATGGGTAACATGCGTCCAATGCCGGTTGCCTACAATCCGAACGGCGCTACCAAGCTGTACAAAAAAGGCGGTAAGGTCAAGAAATTCGACATCGGTGGAAGCACTGGCAACGACATTCAAGATCTGTCCAATGGCGCGTATGCTGGAACCTACAAGAACCAGCGTGATGAAAACGAACGCGACCGAGAAGCCATCTTGGGGGCACCAGGAAGGGCGTATGATGCTGTCAAACGTCTGCTTGGAGGAAAGCCTGGCGCGGGAGCCGGTCGTGGGATGGTGAACCCGCCTATGGCCAAAAAACGCGGTGGCGGCGCTAAGTGCTAACAGCAGGGGCTTCGGCCCCTGCTTTTTAATTATTAGGTGAAAAAATGTCCCAACTCGTCGTCTACACAGGCCCCAGCAGCCAAACCGATAATCAACTGCGCACACAGACTTCACAGCGTTCGGCTGCATATGACCCTGTGGACAAGTTGCGCACATCCAATCCTCAAGCATTGATTGACACCGACTTTGAGTATGGCACCCAGCCAACCAAATGGGAATCAATCGGTCTTCAAAACAATCGTCAAAGCTGCTACTACATTGCGCAGTCCCCACTGACAATCACGGGCATCACGGGCGCAAACACCTTGAATGGCGGATTCACGTTAGCAGGCACTTTCAGCTTGACCGCAGGCGACATCATCTACATTCAAAACTCCCTGAACACGGATTGCAATGGTTGGATGTATGTCACCACCACCTCAACAACCAGCGTCAATGTTCAAACAGCAGTAGGTACCACAATCCCTGCAACCAACTTCTACAACAGTGCAGGAACTTACG